AGGTAAATGGTGAACAGGCTGAGGTGACTAGAAATTTTGCTGATCACATCCTAAAGCCGACTAAGTATGTATTTGACTTGACTCTTCCTAGTTTTGGTAGTAGAATATATACAGCCAATTATTTTAGTACCCTTGATAGAACAGATAGGAGTGATTCAGTGGGTATTGAGGTTAACACAAAGATCAGCGCTACATATTTTGAGTGGTCTAGGTTGGAGGACTATAACCAATCAGAGCTTCGCAGATTATCTTATAAAGGTGCAGAGCTAGTAGGATTTAATGATACCTGGCTCAAAGCTAATATGTATAGTGAATTAAGTGAGGGTAGTGGTCTTTGTTTTGTTAAGGAAGTAGGCAGGGATGATCTTAATACAATTCACTACAAGGCAAACAGAAATAGGTATGTGAATAGTATGGTACGCAGTAATAATGATATTGGTACTATCTTAGAGGAGAACTTCCCACAGTACGTAAAGAATGGAGGTACTTCTTATGTTTTCAATACGCTGGGCAATAATTCAGGTAGTGAACTTAAAATCTACTACATACCAAAAGATGAGAGTAGATTAATTCCCGATACTAGTGATGATCCAGGTAAAGGTGTTAGTAGTATTTCTGATTTTATTGAGAAGGAGCAGGCATACTATATAATCACAAAGAATATCAAAGTCGAAAAGGGAGAAAGGTATACAGCAGAGTTTAACATATCACTAGAACTTTACAGAAACAGTACTGAGGACTTGAATGGTAGTATTGGTAGTATCTTGAAGAGTACGTACGAGAGAAAGTTTAATACTGTCTTCAATGATACAACAATAGAAGAAGTTAAGTCATTGATCAGTAAGTTTAGTAATATTAAGAGGATAAATAGTCTTGGTATTACATTCTTAGATTCTAGGGGTCAGGTAGTAGAGATGTCAGATATAGATCCAATTATTTCTTACTTTGATATTACCTACAATGTTAGTACTCTTGTCTCACATACACCAAGTAATTAAGGGAAGATGAAAATATATATACCAAAACACTTAAGAGAAATTAAGATCATCGAACAGCTATACCAGATGATGACGTCTTATGGTGAGCAGGCAGTAGATGAGATAGATTCTTTTAGTGATTTTCAATGGAGCTTAAGTAATGATCCAGTTAAGAGATTCCTAGGCCTGTGTATACCGAAGAAAGATGATCAGACCAGTGAAGATTATAGTAGCAATATCAACTACCTAGCGACATTATTTTATAGTGTCAAAGGTACTTATAAGGTTTTTGATTATCTCTTGTACTATGGTGTGATTGATTCAGATAAGTCAAAGATCAACTATACAGCTAGGAGTATTAGTATTGAGATTGGTGAGATCTTGGTGGGGAAAGATTTATTCTGTAGTGCAATGGAGGATTTCTTAAAGACATTACTGTATTTTGAGTCTCTTGAAATTATAATCAATAGTGCTGGTATTAACTTAGAGGGTAGTATTGTTAATCACTTAGGTCATGGTGAAATATACTATCAACATCATTTAGCAGAATAATTATGATAGTAGAACATAAAGATAACTTGCGTGAGCTAACTTTTGTAGTACTTGAAAATTCTAAAGACCTAGATAAGAGTTTAGTACAAGTTCATGCAAGTAGGTCAAGCTTATTAGGGGTTAGTGATTTTGCTGAGTATGGTTTAAAGTTTATTCCAAGCAAGTATAAGTTTAACAGTGATCCAGCTATTAATTATCTATCGGAGAAGTCTAGAGAGGTAGTAGGTCCTAGTATAGATGACTTAGAGGAGGTAGAGGGTACATTTTTTCCAACGGGCTCAAAGGTAAGTAAGGAAGAACTGTATGGTTATTTTGGAAGTATTGACATTAATAATCAAACCTTAACAATGATCAATATTCCTAGTGGCTATGATACTGTTTACTTATATGATTCCTACCCAGACCTAACAGAACTGGAACTAGAAACGGTAGGGGGCTTAAGAAGTTTTTTACTACACTCTACATGGAAGGTCTGTATTGGGCTAGATAAGGATGAGGCACAGAGTAAGAAATTATTGTGGCTAGTCTTAAGTGAGGATGGTAAGGTTAGTAATATTAACTTATCTCATCTCATGTGGTCTGGGAGTGATAATCCAGAGAGAAACTTATGTCAGTACTTGTTGAGAAATGACAAGAAGAGAGAGATAGATCACAAGGTAGACATAGTAGGATCTCTTGGTGGAACTGATATAGTGGTAGACAAGAACAGTGATACAATCTTAGGTAATAAGAAGATTAATAAACATCCTATCTTATCATCACTCTTAGGAAGGTTTAATCATCTCAATAGGTATGAACCAAGGAGAGTATATAAGGAGGGCAGTATCATAGAGTATAACACAGATTCACTCTATGTCGCACTAAAAGATACTAGTGATCCACCAGTATCTAACAAGCCGAGATTAGCATTGAAACTTATCTGGGCACCCCTTAAGAGAGATAAAGATATTAACTATGACCCAACTAAGTGCTATGAAACTGGCAGTGAGGTTAGGTATGAGGGAAAGTCTTGGGTACTTACTAAGAACGCTCAAGTAGTAGTAGGTGGTCAGACATATACAAGCTTACTAAGACAGAAAACACCAAGTCCTCCTAGTATAGATGGAGGTTGGATGGAGATAGTAAGTACAGTCTATAATCCAGCTTTTTCATACAGCATGCTCAGTAGGTGTAAGTATGATGGTTACTATTGGGTCTCACTAGTTGATAATAATATAGGAAACATACCAGGCATTAGTTGCGATAAGTGGATCTTAGAAGGCAGACTTAAGGATTACCACAAGAAGAAAATATCAGTGGTAGTGACTCCTGGCGATGGTGGTACAATACTAGAACAGGATTTTGAAATACAGGATGGACAGAGAACATTAAGTATACCTGTTAAGTTGGGAAACTACTGCATCGACTATGTTACCTTTGCAGACAGACACAACTACGAAAAAGAAGTAAGACTGTATGAAGGTGATAATAAGCTAGTCAATAATTTTATAGTCAACGGCTCTTCTAGTATGAGTGGTAGGTCTGGTCTATTGGATAATTATAAGTTGAGTGGGTCTTATTTTGATGGGAACCTAGTAATAAATCTGGACTTAGAAAGCAGTGCAGGGTATCATGGAATAGGTAGTGAAGAGGAATGGAAAGCAATTCAATTTACTGCCCCTGATGGTTTTGAATTATTAAGTGCAGATACAAATACTCCTAGTGTGATGGAGGTATTAGAGTCTAGTAATTATCTTATCAATGTAGTACTGAAGAGGAATAGTGTAGTACCAGTTGTGAATCTTAAAATAAATGGTACAAAGCCAAGAAGTATGTATGATAATGATTTCTATACTAAATTCAGACATCCACTAGATACCACTATGTTTGATACGATTAGAAAGAATTATAAAAGTCTTGACCCTAGTGGATATTCATTTGGTCTTATGATGGTAGATGATAAGCCTGTTGGGTATGATGGAAACTTTATGGACTCCTCAGGAAATTCAACCGGTGAGAACGCATTTGTAGTTGAGACGGGTAATAACTTCTCATTCAAACTACTAGTAGATCCGAATAAGTATGAATTTGGTAGTATTGCTTCTAACTACTACGATCCATATGAGTCAGAATCTAGTATCTTACCTAAGACTGGTGAATTTATTAAGAGAAGGTTAAGCACTGAGAAATTTAGTGACCTTGAGTTTACTAGTCTTTATGTTGATGACCTGGTTGAGAAGAATGCATTTCCTATCTACACAGTGGAGCTTAATTCTAGAGTCTATACGATAAATATTGCAAAGTTTGATGGATTTGAGGTAAGTAGTTATTCAGAGTCTACAAATTATGGAGGTTCAGTTAAGTTTACTATCGCATCAGAACAGCATAAGGTACCTAAGATTAAGATACTAAAGGATGATGATACCGACTTATTATCAGGTGGTACATTAAGTCCTACGCAGAATAGATTTTATATTCCAGGCACAACAGTTCCGTATGTATCTCTTAATTCATATTTAATCAAGGGAGCGGTAGACGATAATAATAAACCAATACCGGGGAGTGATTATACGGGAACACCGGGTATTAGTAAGTATGGTTCCTTAGCGGAGAAGAACTTGACAGGTAAGCACGATATCATTATTAGTTTTGAGCATCCAGCGGGTTCAGCTAGTATCTATGAAGGGAACTATAAGATTTTTATAGGATATGATAATAAATAATAAAAGTATTAAGGGAATCTACAAGTATAACTCTAACGTCGAGTTTGAACCTGGTGATTTTGTACTTGATAGTGAGGTACTCTACAAGGTACTACAGACAACTAAAGGAAACATACCACGTACTAGTCCCGATTATTTTGAAGTCTATGTAGGAAATAATTGTACAAGTCTGGAGGAGTATAAGAAAGGTGCAATGAAAAAAGATTGTGTCTTGTCTGCAGTATCTCTGGACAGTATTCTTTCTTCCTATATGTCCGGTTACAATGAACAAGGACTCATCAGTAACAGAATAACTAGCGATCTTAAGATAATTTCATCCAGCTTCGCCAGTACAGAGGATGTAAGTGCTTATACAAATCCACTCGATGCGATATTATGTAAGAGTGACTTGAATAATGCAATATTTAATGTTGATCCTAATAGTGAGGTAGAGAAAATCTTACCACGTACCGATGGCGAGACTGGTATTAGATATGTACTTAGACAATATACATACATAGATTCTGATAGTGCATCTAGTGGTGATCCAAGTATTACTAGAATTCAAGAGCTTACTAAAATATCTAACTTAGCAGTAACAACCTTGTATAGGTATGTAATTAGTAGTGATGGTAGTTTCTCAATATCTGGCAATACTACTTGGGTATCTAATGGTGTTGATCCTAATTTTCAGAAGGAGCTCAGTCAGGTAAGGGGTTATTATCTTAGTGAAATAGAGAAGTATAGAAAACTTCAACTAGTAATGTCTAATAATTTCAGATTTAAGAGTCTAGATATTCCAAGTAATTCTAGTAGGATTGAAATACCATACGGAAAACTTAATAGCCTAGTAAAATCAGATAAGACCTTAGACGAAGTACCAACTACTTTCACTATTAGTACTGTTGATCTTCAGGGATTTCTTAGGGTTCATGATGTTACAGTGGAGCTTGGTACCTTGTTGAGAGCAAAGACAGCGGTTAGTTATAAAGTAGGTTGTTCTGATTCTGATATTGTACTAAGTGTTTCCTTCGATGACAAAAATAATAGTGTTATATTTTCATTGAGTAGTGGTAACAGTAAGGCAATATTCCAGTCTTGTTATTATCAGCAATTTGTTAAGGATATAGATAGTAATGTAATTCTTAGTAAGGGGGTAAATCAGGTTACATTGAGGCCTAGAGATTTCCCTGGCATTACTGGAATTCCGCCAATGATATACATACATAAGTCAATACAGATAGATACACTAACGGTTAAAGGAACAGAAAGTAGGAAAGATACTATCGTTGTCAATGTTAGTGATATTGCTGAAACTGTTGAGTCATCTGGTAACACTTACACAGTTAGTCTATCACCTAATTCTGACCTAGGTTGTGATCTATCGTTTTCTGATGGTTATGAGAGGCTTACAATAAGAGTGACGCCAAAGAGTAACGGTGCAGAATCAAACATTACAAAGATTACAGTACATGGCTAAGATTAAGAAAAAGCTCGACATAAGTAGTGAGGGTATTTCTGACGTATATGTGGCGGGAGATATTATTGTAGATAGTACCTCAAATGGATTACTCAGGTACGATAATTACAATAGTCCTTACCGCCCAATTACTACGTCAGAGTTATTCAATAAGCTAGGTAGTCGTGGTTGGAATATTGCGGATAGGAAATATATAGACGGTGATAGGAAGCTTAGGAGGTCAGTAGCTAGTAGTGATGATAAGATGCTAGAAACTGGTTATTACATGGTCAGCCCAGGAAAAGAAATCACCGACAGTATAAAATCAGATCTAGAGAGTTATAAAGTCGAACACTCGGACATAATACAAATGTTCAAAAATATGAAAGAAAGTAAAACTGTGTACTTGTACAATTCATCTGAGCTGGTATTTGATATCTTAAATGATTCAGTAACGATGGACTTAGTAGGACCAGATCAGTATACAAGTACATTAAGTCTTGAGAATCTATTTAAGAAGGCCTCTGTTGGTGGTATCTCTGCTAAGGTTGACTTGAGTATTAAGTATTCAAAGGGCGATCAGATACATAGTCACAACATGGTATTTGAGGCATTTAAGTTCCCAGATACACCAGAAGAGATAGTAGGATATACAGGAAATAACTTCATTAAACCAATTAATAATGAGGTTAGCGTTGAGTATATTGATAACATACTTAGAGTTATTCCTGATGATTCTGAGATTGATGAATGTGTAATTAGTAATTGTACAGTAACGTATGGAAATTTATAATACTTATATGTTAGGTGCAGGTAAGTTGGTTGACTGTGAGTATGTACTTGTATATAACACAGAATCTTTCAGTAAGAGAGCTAATGATCTGTACGTAGACGGTATCAGTATTAGCAAGTCAAATTTCTTACCCCTACTTAGCAAGACACCTGACAAGCGAGGTATTCATGAAGCAGTTGAGAAGATCCTGAAGATAAAGAATAACTCGGGTGAACTTGTATATAATGTATCAGAAGTAAATAGGTCAACAGATCCCAGTAGTAAGTATTATTCTGACTTCATAGTAAGTAACAGGAAGGATAGTATTGTTGGCCCTGATGGTTTTAATGTAATTGTATATCTATGTAGTAATGGAGGATTCGAATTAGTCCCCATTGGATTTTCAACATTCTTAGAGCCACAAGGTAGTAGTGTGTTTACAGAGTCTGGCAAGTATATGATCAGGAAGAACTACTATGTTAGAAATCTTCATATCTATATTGGCTTTGACAACCAGCTCTTATTTGATACAGAAAAATTAAACCTCCTCGATAATTTAAGTAGTACTGCAAATCTAAGCAAGAGAGACTTAAGGGGAACTGAGAACTGGAACTATGCAAGTGTAAGTAGTGCGAAGGAGAAAGTAGGTCACGTAGAAAGGCCACTATATACTAACAGAATCTATAGTACTGTAAGTGGAAGAGGTCAGTATATTTTCTCCGACACTAACTCATTTATACTTGACAGAAACAATAAGGTAATCGAGAAGACTAAACTTTGCATTAATAAGAACCTGCATGTAGATAGATTCAATAACGCATTTGGTAATTATCAGCTCGGTTTCTATAAGGGTGATCCAGCATTGTATGTATGGAATATAGGAAATAACTACTCAATCTATTCACTCGCTAGAAAGAACTTAGTAGGAAATACGGTTATGTATACTAATCCAGTAAACACAGGGAGACTTATCCTTAATAGTAGTGTTTATAGACTTCCGAGCTATAATATCAACTATAAAAGTAAGATTGAGTTCTTTTCTGGAAACTTAGTACAAACTGCTCACACTAACAATGAAACTGGTGAGGTAGTGAGGAAAGTGTTTAATCTTGACTTGCAGGATAACCGGGATAATGACAATAATGCAGGGTGGATGAACTTTGGAGAAGATCTTGCACTTCTTGACCCATTAGATATCAGAAACCAAGTCAGAACTACTAAGAAACTAATATTCGCAACTAAGGAAGAGGCGGAGAAGTCAATTCCAGAACTAACAGATATCCACTTTGACTTAGGTAGGTATAGTAGTGAGTGCAGTATTAATGTAGAGGGAAAAAGAGGTGAGTGGTTTATAATAGGTCACCCAACAATAGATATAAAGATCCTAACTAATATGACCAAGACAGTACTAATTAGGTCTAGTGAGTTAGGTGACGTAATGTTTATAAATAATCAAGTCTTAATTATAAAGAACTCAAATCCTGATAGACTGAGCGAAATCACTTATACATTATTCGACAGTGATGGAAAGTTTATGACATCTGGGGCTAGTGATTATCTAAGTACGTACTATAACAACTTAGATGCACTTAAGGAGTATAAGGTACCTGGTAATAGAAAGAGGTTGATGATAGATAATAGCATTAATTCAACTAACAGTATCTTAGACTTGCAGAGGAGTTTTTTAGCTTACTTTAGGCGAAATACTCTTCCTACTTCCTTGACGGACTTTGAGATAATTGGTGGTCTCTGTGGTCTGGTGTTCTATAGGCTTGGTAGTCTTGTAAATTATTTGTAGTATATGAAAATAAAATTTAGCGAGTCTTTCTTGAGTAGGCTTGGAACAGTGGGTATAACAATGAGCTTTAGTGAGTATAAAGTTTGTGCACTGTTGAAAAAAGACCTCCTACTTGATGTAAATTCTCAGAGACAGGTAGTATCAGGTAAGTTTAATTATATCTGGGATGATGAGAGAAAAACTATGGACCTTACTTTCCCAGGTACTAAAGAGCTGAGAAAGGAGACAGGTAGTAATCCATTTGTTATCTACTTATTTGAAGATAGCTTGTATGAAGTAGTAGAGGGCCCTGCATTAGTATTGTACGGTGAAGATAGTTCAATGCTTAACTTAACAGGTAGTGGATTGAATCATATTACAGTCAAGTTTCCTCTCACCATGCTTGCTAATATTGTAAGTAGGGTAGAAGGTAAGAATCAGAAATACCTAGAGAGTAAGTCTAATGTGGTAGGTACTAATATATTTGTAGCTGACGGTAGAGAAGATGAGCTAGTTTCTAAAAATTCATATCTAAAATACGTCAGAAATAAAATAAGTACTAATAATATTCCTACCTACCTGAATAAAGATGGTAAGAAGATATTTAGTAGTAGTTATTATAAGAGATACAAGAAAATCAATATCTACTCAAGTAACTTAGTAGGTTATAAAGATAGTGATGGTACTCAGAACTATTACCTACCTAGTACTTCTGGAACTGTTACATTAAGTGGTGAGTGTGTATATGACCTCTATGAAGTAAAGGAGGGAAAGTTTATACTACAGAAAGAGAACGTGAAAGGTGATCTAAGTAATGTAGTATTGAAAGGACTAAAAGGTATTGATCAAGAAAAATTCAAGATAGTAGACAACAGAACTATTGAGTATGTAGGGGTTGAGGATTCATCTACTACAAGTTTTCAAGGGGAGCTCTATTTTAAAGATGAGATGAAAGAGGGTCTACCTGTTCCACTAGTGTCAAATAAGATTAACCTATATCAGTATTCAACATGGGGCAAACCAAGTACCACTACTAACCTATTTGAAGATGGAAAGCAAGTATTCCTTTTTGATAGTGAAGGTAATGCAGTAGGTACATCAAGGAGTGGTCTTACTAGGCATCATGAAATTATTGTCAAGCTTAAGAAGAGAGTTGACTTGAGTAGTATTAAAGTTACGCCAAGTTCTCCACAGTGGTATGATTATTTTGGTACGATTATTACTAAGCTAGATGAAGAAGCTAAGAGTGGTGCACATCCTTATTTGATACAGATAGGAACCAGTAATAAAAATACAAGCTCAACCTGGTATCCAATATCAGGTGGTACTAGTACTTTAATGTCATGTACTGTTAGTCTTGGCCCTAACAATAAGATTCAGTTCTATTGTGTACAGGGACCATCACTACCTCTTGCCATTAGAGATATAACTAGAACAAATAGCCTTGAGAAAAATAGTAAAGGTAATTTTGTAGGTCACTTAGATGGTATAATCGGAAAGAAAAAGTCAGACTACTACATAACATCTGAGAAACTAGTAGAGGGTTATAATACTTGGGTTTGTAGTTGTGATTTCTCTAATGAATCTGTTAACTTTGTAGATAGGCGAAGCGGAAAGATAGTAGAGACAGCTGGTGAGTCGGGGAAGATATCAATTACTTCTTATGACATGCCTAGTACTGAGACAGAAATTGAAATAGGTAGTATTACATTCAAGAGGGCTCCGACTAGTGGTGAAATTGATAATACTAACTGGAGGGATGTTATGTATGCTAGTGCTGGATCTTGTAAGCTTGATCTGGTTATGGCAAAGGACACTTCATCTAGTTCTTATTCTACTCTTACTAGCTCAACTCAATATTTCTTAAAGGAGAGCGATAATAGTCTTAAGAGGCTCTATATGTTTGACTACTTAGGGAAAACTTTTGAGAATACAGATAACCAAGATATTGCTGAGCATTGGTTTGAGTTTTTAGTAGATGAATTAATACCAAATCCAAATATAGTCTTAGAGAGTGGAAGACTTGAAGAGTTTTTCAATATCAAAGTAGAGTCAGCAGTTGAAAGTACTAAGAAAGCTGGATGGTTTAGGTATAGGGTGATAATTACTGCGAAAGGTGTCAACAATTCTGATAGTAACTGGCTCCCTACTAATAGTTCTAATATACCTGACATAATAAAGGCGAAGATAGAATTAAAATCTGCCATTAAAGATCATAAGATAGTCGAAGAGTTCTATTGTATACAGGGATTTAGGATAGACTCAATTAACGTGTACGTAGAAAATAAGAAGCCGGAGTGGATAGAGCTAACCGGAACCCATGGTGCAACTTCTGCAAGTAATAGCGGCCGAGATTTTGAATTTGATAAGCAGGAAGAGTTTGACAAGTATACAAGCAATGATAGTAAATTAGCGAATCATTCAGTAGGTGATATAATAACACTTGGTAGTATTAAGTCAGGTATCAGAAGGGTTGAAAAATTCAAGATGTTAGTTAATACCTACAAGCTATACGATAAAAATGATTATATTGATTTCAAGGGTATAAATGACATAGTAAATATTGCACTTTCTAAACCAATCGACAACTATACACACTGGAAAGAAGTAGGTATAAGAAATGATAATAAGCTTCAGGTAGTATCAAGTAATCCAGATAACCTATTGAATCCTGAATTTCTTGACCTAGGTGATGGAAAGTTTGTAGTATCTAATTCTAATAAAGACTTGTCGACTGCTCAGTATAAGATTGAATTAAAGAACTTAGCTAACCCTGTAAAGACACATAGCATTGAAAGTACTTTTAAGGTAGATAGGGTGAGCGATAATACTATAAAAGTAGAAGACTTACTATCAGACTGGAAATACTTGATGATGAAAAATAATGGTGTATCAACTGCTAATGTAAAGACAAGAGTTAGGTCTGAAAGTTCTGAGGATAATATTATAGTTAGAACAGATGATAATAAGTTGTGGAATGATATTAACATTTTACCTCTTGACTACATCGGCATCTATCGAATATTTGTTAGTTGTACAGAGGAGTTTATCGTTACACTAAGTGGGAATGATAGCCTGCACTTTATCGATGAGACTAATAAGGTCCTGAAGAATACATTGAGTGTCGAATTTGATAGAACTGCACCTGGTCAATATGTCCCAGTCTACTTAGTATTTGAGGGAGGTGAGAAGAATTCATTTAGAGCACCATATCAGAACTTAAAGACTGAGATTAGTATATCCTATAAGAGTGATCCAACTATCAATAAGACTGTTCAGCTTAGAAGATATTATATAGATGGTATACCTAGCGAAGATGGAAAGGACTTAGGTAGCCTTACAAGTACAGGTGAAACACTTAAGTCTAGTATTGAATTATTTGGTGATGATCCTATTAGTAGTGCACTGATAAAGAGTGGATCGGGGAAGGATATTTTCTGTACCTATAACATCGAGGAAAAGGAGTATAGTTTCAACTTTGCGTATAAGTCTAGTATTGAGACAAAGCTAAGTACATCAGTTAGTAGTAAGTCTGTTAGGAATACTGTGGTTGACTTATCAGGTTTTGTTGGTAATAAGGTAAAGGTTGGTGGTAAGTATGATGGTAGTAATAAAGGATATCGTTACACTAAGGAGAGCGTTGTGTATGAAGAGTACCCAAGCAAGATCAATCAGTCTTATCCAATACCAGTCATAGATACTGTTAAGCTTGAACAGGTTGGAACTGGTAAGAAGATTGAGTATAATGTGTATAATAGACTAATTGTACCGAGGGTGTCTATATCTAACGTATTTTCACAGCCTAGGTATAATAATAAGATCTACGTTACACCGCCAACTCAAAATCACCGTCACATAATACCGGATCAGAAATTGCTTGTCGATATTTCAGTACCAGGTCAAAGTTTCAAAGTCAGAGTATTAAGAGGTGAAAAAGGTTTTAAATTGCCAGAAGATAATAAGGTCTACTTAAACAGATATGATAAGGGATCTATTGAAATTCAGTATAAGGCACCAGATACATACCTACTGACTTCTCGAGATGATGAGCACTATATAGGTACACTTGAGATAGAATCATATATTGACAAGGATAATTTTATCTTAGATAGTAATAGAAACATAAGGATAGGTGATAAGTCTTATCCACAGGAGGTCGTCAATCTTATAGCAGGAACGACGAAAGAAGTATTTGATTTATATATAGGTTTTGGGCGCAATGTTGGATCAGAGAGCAGTAGAGATTATCATACGTTTAGCCAAGAGTTTAGTGGCATTATTCCGGCGAGTGGTGGTAAGAAAACAATAGAACTAAATCCATTGTTTGAAAATACTATCATCACACAGTCACATGATAAATCTCCTTATGATGGAAAAAACATATTAAATCTAATTACAGTAGAGAGTTTATTTGGTAAGAAATTTTTGAAGGTAGATTTTGCAAGTAGGGCTAGTAGAGTTGGTTATAATGGTGGAATTGAATTAGAACCGTCAAGCAGTAGTATTGAGAACTTCTGCAATTCGACCAATCTCCCAAAAATCTTAGCCTTGTCAAAAGATAGAGTACCTGATAACTTCTCCATTAGGTTTGCAACTGAGGGGAAAGAGACTGGTCAGATAGTTTATGACACAGCTCAACAAAATCCATCATTCCTACAAGAACCTTACACTCATGGTATTATCGTTTCTTATATTCCAACTAAGGAAGATGGAACTTATACAATGGATAATGTAAAGTCTAGGTTATTTGTTGGTGCCGAAGAAAGTAATATCCTGACAGTTAAGATAAAGAGTGATGTCGAGACCATTACTAAGAGTTTGTTTGATAATATGGGCGACTACAGTAGATACCTACTTTCAATACTGACTGCCATATATCCTATCTATGTTGCCTCTGCTGAATTACCGACAAGTACTGGTACACAGTTTGGAACACAGAGTAGTAATACCTTGATTATCGAAAAGATACAATCAAGTAATGACTACCCACTATATCCTATTACTAACAGGTCAAGAGATGTAATTGGTCAGAATATCTTTAACTATTACTTCTGTACATTGTTTGCAGGTAAGAAGGAAGATATAAAGACGATCGATTCTTTTAGGATTAGTGATGGTAAGGGTAATCAGGTTACTATTATTTTCGATGTAGATGTGAAATTGACTAAATAGTAGTTGAGAGCACGTAGAAGTCTTATATATGACTAGAACATTGGGAAGTTTAGAGGTATAAGTGATTTACAACTAAGCTTCCCCTGTTCTTCTTTAAAATACAATCAGAACTAAAAATGAACAAAGACTATAGAATTAAAGTCTCCAGTAGTAAGTATATCGAAGAGTCTAGAGCAGTGGCAGTAATTAGACTTAACGAGAGGGGATTTTTGAAAGGTGAGGTAGTAATGCTAAACTACAAGAAGGACCCAGATAAGAAAACAGATATCGGGACTTTAGTAGCTATTGGTATTAAAGATGGAACTGGTGAGGATTGCTATAGAATAATTAGTGCAGGTGGATCTGTAGTAGTTAGAAAAGTAGTAGAATCACTCGCAGACGTTTCATCACTAGTTCATAATGAGTTATATATTTACAAAGACCCTGATAATAAGTGGTACTATGTCTATAAGCCAGAGAATGAGGCTAACAGACGGATTGAACTTATTACTGGTGGTCCTTTTATTTTCATCGACCTAGAGACTGGATATCGTTGGTTCTATAGGGATGGAAAGTGCAAGAGAGAGGATGAATTCTTCTCAACAGATAGTGTACAGACATTACTTGGTGATATCTTATCTAGGAATGATAGGCTTGAGATTACTAGTGATAGTGGTTTCTTGTTTAAAGTTGGTGATGTGAAGGATGTAAACTTAAGCATTAGAACTTTAGATCATGCTGGGAACGATATAAGTAGTAAGTGCAGCTATTCTATAGATGGACAAGAGATTACATTAAGTGGTGGAAAGTATAGGCTACAGAATCTAACTACCGACAAGGATATTGAGGTAGTAAGTAATGTAGAGTTAGCAGAGGGAGTTTTTCAGCACATAAGAGAAAAAGTAAGTATTCGTTTTGGTTACATTTTCTATTATGGAAGAGTTACACCTGATTGGACACCTAGCGTAGAGAATATTAAGGGACTAGAGAAGAAAAAATTAAATAATCGTAGAAGCTTAGAATGGGTTGACATTGATATAAAGGAACTATCTAAGACTGTTTATTGTTATCCTAAGAAGTATGGTTTTTTGGATCACATCTACGATTATCATGGCATCGATTACTTGAAGGATTATATTATCTATGACAATCATTATGTAATTGATGGTGAAGAGTATTTTGTATACCTAAAGAAAGAACCAATTAAGATATACGACTTTAGACAGAACTATGTATTTGGTGATTTTGACGGTATTGTTATTAATGGTGTAGGGGACGATCACTTAAACGACCTCTTAAACCATAATATCGAGGAGCAATTAAAAGACAAGCTGCTCGACTTTAAAACTAGTGGTATTGTTTATCTTGATGGAATGTTTGATGAAATTCCAACATCTGGTATGAAACAGGGAGGAATCTATTATATCAAGTCTATCAAGAAATTATATGTGGCAGATTCAGATACTAGCGGTGTTGTTAAGAATATGACGGAGAAATCTATGTATGTTAAGCTGCCTGAATATTCAACACTATTCTGGAATGGAACAGACTTGATAGACCTGGGAAAATTAAGGGTTGTCAAGATAAATGATATTAGAGAAATTTTTTAAGATATGTCAGAATTAAGAGGAACAAACATATCAGCCCCTATTGTACCTTTTACAGACCTTGATAAATACCCAACACATCAAGCAATATATGGAAAGGGTGGTCATAAAGAGGTAGACACATTAGCTGACCTGGGCAATATACCTGCATTTCGACTAACAATTGGTTCAGTTTGTTATGTAAGGGAGACAGGTACTACTTTCAGGTGCACAAAGTTTAAGCGCGTAGATGGTACATTGTTTGAGAGTGAAGCAGACGTTGTTGAATCTGATCTTGGTAGTTGGGAAGAAATATCATCAGAGGACATAGTAGTATCTGATAATGAGCCGGCAGTTAGAGATCAGAATAAGATTTGGTTTGATACAGGTAGCCATGTTAGTAGGGATATTAACGCAAGTTCAGAGGAAATAGCAAGTCTTAATAAGTCAGTTGCTAGTCTCCAGAAACAGGTAGAGAGTCTGTTGAGTATCTTAAATTATGGTGTAGTAGCCGGCGATTCAAGTAATTCCTGGAGACATAAGATGATTGGTACAACAGGTCTTATCAATCCTGGAACCGGAGAGGCAGAAGGTGATACTATCAGGCCCACTACAGAAGCGCTGAAACATACAGTACCTAATATTAGTATTAAGGTAGATACTGCTCAGAATTTTAAGACTAACTACCAGAACTTAATAGATGGTGAGCTCATTTGGATAACAGACCAAGGAAAGGATAAAGAGGGTAGCTTATTTATCTACATAGGGGGTAAATTTAAACAGGTTTCTACAACTGGTGGATCAGGAGTAGTTACAAATCCTACTGAAAATAATAATATGTCAGCAGAAGAATTAAGAAAATTAATAGAGGGTGGAATCGATTTTAACTCCCTTGATTTTGTAGACCTAGCAAGCAATAAATATAGTGCCAGGGTAAATGAGAATGGCAACTTAATTATATACAGGAACGATAGACTTGACTTAGGCCAGCCAGATAGTGATAGTAAGGGTGGAAACTATGTTAGTCACTTCCTAAATATCAGCTCTGTGTTTTGCGGAGGTGATAATGATGAGCATAGTTTTATATCTTGCTCACATAATTTCGTAGAGCTAAGTAATTCATCTACATCCGATATTAACTTAAACGGACTCTACCTTCTATATAGACCTGGTAGTACATCTAACTGGGAGTGGTTACCACTTGTAGGTACTATTAAGGCGGGGGGTACTTTCTTAGTAAGAGGTGCACAGTGCTCTAACGTAACGAACACCACTATCATTAATGTAGATTCATACGATCTTCAGTGGTATAAGGGAAATACTGAGACTGGTAAGATTAATCCTGCCCGTGAGTTAATTAAGTTTGATCAGACGGGTAGTACATTCTATTTGTGCTGGGGTAGTGTAGATGCTGGGGGAACAATTCAGATCTATAAGTCAGACAAGGCACTTCATCCAGTATCAGACTTAGCAGATTTCGTAACCCCATATAGTAGTGATGTAATACCTGGTTATGTTGACTCTGTTGGTATTAGAACAGGTGCAGGCGAAGGTGGTCAGAGTGTAGATATTGCTCCTACTAGTAAGATGGATAACTGCTTATTCTTTAGGTGGTACTACTTAGATCCTTCCACGCAGGCATATAAGGCGTATAGTGCTAGAAATAGTAAGGCGCTTTGGACATACATTGACTTAACTGTACATGATGATAAAACTAATGTGCTTAAGTCATATTTCAAGGAGAGTGATAAGGTTAGATTTACGCCTAGGTCTTCTGCGTATGGTAAGAACTTATTTACTACCAACACTACATTTGACCCAAGTAAGCCTAATTATGTAAACTTAACATTTGGTAGACAAGCAACACATAATGAAGCAGGGAGAAAGAAAGCTAGTAGATGTCTTAACTGGATATCTGTTGGTTATTATGATGAATTTGTTGAGTATAAGAAGACAAGCAGTGCAGGTTGGACGAAATTAAATTCCATCACAGAGAATAGCATTAAGACTGGCGGTGATTATGCTGGGGACTCTAATGTTAAGAAATTCATCAATCAGTATAAGAGAATTAGATGGATTGCAACAAGTGGAGTGGCAGTTACAACACATAAGGTAATCATCAGAGACTTAGAGGCAGGCACTTATCAATATAGAGTAAGACGTGAAGGTGATGAGTCTTATACTAGTGATATTCTTACATTTACAGTTTACGCAGATAGTGTGATCAATGCAAGAGGTTATTCATTTATTCAAGTGACTGACCAGCAAGGATTCAACTATATGGAGTACATCGCTTGGAAGAAGTCAGCTAGTTTTATTGCCGCTGAGGAGAATGAGTCACTGTTTACTATTAATACTGGTGACATTACTCAGAGTGGTAACCGTGAAAATGAGTGGCTTGATTACTACGAGGGTAGGGAAGCACTCAGAGGTAAGGAAGAGATGTTCACAATTGGTAATAATGACTTATGTGGTAAGAATGAATATGAGCTTGGTAATGGTATTCCTAGTTCTTATAAAATCAATCATACCAACGTTGTCTACTATTACACATTTGAACTAGACGAGAATAACCCAGCTATCTTTAAGTATAGAAATGGTGCAAGACTGTTTAACAAGAATAACACCACTAAGTATATAACTGGACTGATTGAAGATGGTCAAGTAGGTGGTAATGCTTATGGTTTTGAATACTATATGCCGTCTCTCTATTCATTCAATTTCGGAGATTATCACTTTGTTTCTATCAATTCAGAGTTTAGATCAAATACAGTAACAGTTTATACTTCTCTTACACAGGATATTGGTAAGGAGTTTTTATCTCAGTGTCTTGGTCAACTAGAAGATTGGTTTAGAAAGGACTTGTTACTGTGGAAGGGAACAAACTTAGCAACAATTGAGGCCGATACTAATAAACAACTTCAGCCATCAGATTGTTATAAGACCATTGTATTTACCCATGAGATGCCATTTACTATTGTTACTGTTGATAAGTATAAGAGTAAGACGGATAGGGGCGGTTCAAAGTTAAATGGTGTATCTTCTAATGGTGGTAGCTTTAGGTGGTCAAGATTATTTAAGAAGTATGGTATCCGACTTGTTATGGGTGGACACAAACATACTTATTCAATGTCAAGGCCTATCTATGATGCACCAGAGAATTATATCGTTGGTAATAGAGCTGCTAGTGGTGTTGACTTGATGAGTGGTAATGTAGAGGGTGAGACAAGTAGTAAGCCTGTTGTTCAAGTTACCTCTCTCCCAAGCGATGCAGCTACTAATACTAACCTGAGATATGAACTAGTAGGAAAAATAAATGCGCCTGTATATGTAATGTCACAGGCAACAGGTTATAAACTAGTAAGTAATCAGGAAATACCTAGTAGCACAAAAATCGCTTGGCTTCAGAAGTATTATCCAGGCAAAGAAGGAACTGGTAAAGATAAGGAAGGTATTGCACAACACTTCCCTACCTATGTTAAGTACAAACTAACTGCAACTGGTATCGAAGTTGAGTCAATTCAGATAACAGGTATTTGGGATGTAGACTTAACAGCAAATACAACTACCTACCTTTGGAATAACTGGAATGATGCAACTAGGTCAGAGGATATTAAGTCACTGGGCAAACAGTCAATAGATCTCGGTGAAGGTATCGGGACTAAATATAATATTGTATTTTAATGGGAACTATTAAGAAATATAATCGAGGCAAGAGTAAGTGGGAATCTTTTGCATCTTCCCAAGCTGATCAGATCTTAACAAGTAGTGAAAAACTTAGAGAGATCGTTAAGTCAGAAGGTGAAGAAACTGCAGAAGTGACTGACGTAGAAAATGTCCTCGAGCATATAACTGATGACATCAAAACTTTGAAGGGTAACGTCGCTTGGCTTGCCCTTCACGGTGGAGGTGGTTCAGGTAATGGTGGTAATGGAGGTGGTACTGGTGTGGATACTAGTACTGCTAAGATTATGGTTAATTCCAAGTCACAGGAGCAGGCTAGTTCAGATCCTATTATTCTCAACAGCGATGAAGGTCTTAGCATCAAAGTAATCAGTGGTACCAAGAACTGGGACATTGAGGCAACTTCTAATATCTATACGCTTAAGAGAGTAAGTGGTACTAACGGTATGAACATCGACAGAAGTATACTGAAGAATAATAATATCGTTACTACCTTTCCACTGCTTGTAACTGCTAATAATCCTTCTACATTTACAACTATATCTTGGAGTAGTACAATATATTTCTCAAATGTTAACTTGTCTGCTAAGAAGGAACAGAAGATAACAATAGAAGATCTCAAGAAGGGTAATAGGGATTCTGAAATGTCTTTTGAATACTCATCAGGTGTAGCAGGTGATTATAGACTTGAGATAGATGTAGTAAGAGCTAGTGGTACGAAAGATAAGTATTCATTTGATGTAATTGTTGATGAAATAGATCACAAGTATACATATAATGTTCAACTAGGTAAGGGTGGACTTGGTTTTTCAGACAATGATATCACATTAGGAAATAACACTAATGAGATTAAGGCAAGATTAGTTAGTAAGAAGATAAGCACCCTAAGTAGCTTGCAGACTAGAACAATCTTAGTAGTGACAAGTAATAATATGACAATCTCATCAATCTTACCAACAAGGTTAGAGGATGCAGTATTGATTAACAAGGACAAGTCACTTAATGTACCTTTCACTGTCTATTATTCAAATACATCAGAGTCTTATCACTATTCTATCAAGGTATCAGGTAATGGTGGTAGTGTTAGTAAGACGCCTAGTGAAGTATTCTCATTTAATGAACTTAACAATGACAACTTCTTATCTGTTAGTTCTTTTAGTGAAGGTACAAAGCTAGAGATTAGAGTTGAAATTTGGACTGACATACACACAGAGCATATTGGAGCAACCTATTATGCAGAGGTGGGAAGACCAAACTTTACTCAGCTAGATACACCAAAGACAGGAGCACTTATTACAGATATCATTGCATTTGGTAAGTCAAGAGATAATTCTAGTATTACCTCAACTTGTAATGGTTATGTGTATAATGGCACAAAGGTTAGTGTAGAACAGTCAGCAGAGTTTGTTGATACTAATAGTTACAGTGGTGTAGTTATATCAGATACAAAACCAAGCCATATCCGTCTTCAGAATAGAGCTTACTGTAAGGTAGGTGGATGGAATTATAGCAACTTCACAGATGGTAAGTTTTACGATTTTATTAAGTCTGGTACTAGTAAAGAATTTACAATCAACCTGTGTTATAAGGCTGACTACCACCCAGATGATGACAGAGTAGTACTTCAACTAGGTAAGGTAGCACAAGATGGTACGTTGTTGTCTGGTATCTTACTTAGAGTACATGACCTTGAGATTAAGTCTGGCGGTACATCTAGTTCTTCACACACTATTAACTTACAGGATGATGAGATAGTAGACCTTGTTATTTCATATAAGAATGGACGAGTACTTGTCTATATAAATGGTGTTATTGAAAGCGCTGCTGTTGTCTCAGACTTCATAGGCGATTGGGCAAAAGAGAATATCTTACTCGGCTGCTCTAAGAAGGGATCTAGTTATAGTTCTTTTGCAGATATTAATGTCTATAGGTTGATGGTGTATACTACTACATTGACTGACTATGATATCTTGTTCAACTACTTAAACAATATGTCCCTTTCTCATTATGTAATCGATGCGGATGGTAAGGGAACACCAGATAATAGATACATTGAAGAAGGTCTCGCTAGAAATTTCATCGAGTACAACCTAGATACAAACAAGCCAGGTAAATCTTGGTTATGGAATAATACAGGTGTTGGTTCATATAATGTATCTAACTTTATCGCAGTTAATGGTGGTCTTAGACCTGCCGGAGAGTTGAGTAGTTATTCTATCCCTATTCCTATTATTTTCTTAGATGTAACAGGAGAGGATAGTTGGACATGGGATAATTTTACAAGTCCTAAGCGAAAAGATAGTAACTCTCTTCCTAGCGTTTCTGCAACTATACAATACTACGATGGAAAGAGTGGTATAATGTGTGGTGATAGAGATAAACCAATGACAGCGACGGTATCAATACAGGGTACCTCAACGTTGGCAGATAATATCAAGAACCTTAATATTCAGTTCGATGAAGGTACTGTATTTATTCCTAGAGAGTCTTGGTTACCAGAGCAGAAGTATACACTGAAGGCTGATATCGTAGATTCAAGTCACTCAATAAATGCAGCTGTTGGTAAGTTTGTGAATGAGGAACTTGGATATGATGACGTAACAAAGGCATCAAAGTATCTACCGTTCAATGAAAATGTACTAAAAGCATTTAATGAATCTTGGTATAAGAAAGAGTTTAAAAAGGCAACACTTAAACATGCGGTTGAGGGTTTCCCAGTATTTACGATTCTGAGAACTAAAGATAAGAATACTGTGAATGGTACAAGTATTCACTCACTTGGTATCTATCAGTTTATCTTAGGTCGTGATGCACATAGAAATCTCGGCTATAAGGTAATTAACTCTATCAAAAAGACAAAAAATGGTTCAACAGTTTTAATTGATAAGCTTGAAGTAGGTAGTACTTTCCCATTCTTTGAGACAGGTTGTACTTATAATGAGACAAGAATTGGTGGTTACTGGATTGAGGCTAAGGATAATTTTGGTTTCGGTGGTACAAGATCAGATGGTACAAATGCAGTAGAAGGTGGTGCACAACTTGATTACATTGATGGAAGTGAACAGTACCTAAGAGATAAACTGTATGGTGCATTGTTCTGGCAGAATGACCCTAATTTCAATGATATTAACTTGGAATTGAATATTAAGGAACCGTACGAAGGACAGCCAGAGGATCAAGTTGCAACAAAACCGAGTGAAGTACAAAGATTTAATAAGCTGGCAGAGGAAATTATTAAACTAGATGCAGTCAAGAAAAGATATAGTAATGATGCAGCTAATATTAACAAGGATTTCTTCGCTGACTCTTATGATAAGTACGAATATATACAAGCAGTAGTACCAGGCTCAACTAGTAAATCTTATGTATGGAGAAAGGTAGAAGGTCAAGAGAATAGGTTTGCACAGAATGATGATGATATTGACATTACTAATTACCTGAACTTAGATTCTGCGTATAAGTATTTCAGTATTGCTAACTTATTTGGCTTGCTTGATAACTTCCAGAAAAACATGCCTCTTAAGTGGTTTGGTAGGTATAATGAAGTAAACAAGAGTGACCCAAATAATCAGGCTGTCTTAGGTATTTATGACTGTGATACTGGACTTGGTGGAAACAATCAGGCGGCTATTGCAGTGTCAGAGGATTTATGGTTTTCTCCTTTATCTAATAGTGGAGACGGCTATGGTGTAACGGATAAGATAGACGGTCAGAATAGCGTCGTCTTAGGTTTTGCGAATAAACTTTGGATGTCATTGTTTGGTAAGAAAGCAATTCATCAAGCGCCAGGTGCAGGACAGAGTTATACGAAGTCAATTTATTCTGATGCATGGTGTAAACTTCGCAATCTTCTCGACGCAAAGATGAAGACCGTGATTAATCCGAATACTAGAAAGCAGTATACAAGTCTAGCAGATTACTTCATAGATCAGTATTTCATTCCTCAGACAGAAGGTTGCGGTGAGTTGCTATTTAATCTTACATACAACGCTAAGTACTTACAAGACTATAGAAACGAGAGTGGTACACCTATTAATCAGTTGAACAAATTGAATGGTAGAAGAATTATTCAGGCTCGTAAGTGGTTAAAGAAGCATATTGTATTCCTTGATAGTGTATTTGAATGGCTTAAGATGGAGAATAGTACAAATGCAGAGACTACTAATTTGGCATCTGATTTTTATGGTATTTCAACGGTGAAGATTAATTCAAGTAATGCAGTAAAGTCTATGCCAATTAAGGTAGAAGCGCCTGTCATTATGTCATCAAACGTAGCAGGTAGCAAGACAATCTCATCTTTCTGTAGGCCTGAAAAGTATGGTGATTCATTCGTCTACTTTGGCGATGGTACTAGTGGAACAGATAACGCTAAGGTACATACACTCGATTTTTCAAATACTATCTTGTCAATTGGTAATGGAAGTACCTCACTAACTACTGCAAATGTTGGTGGTATAACAGGTAGTCTTATGAAATATACTAACTTAAACTTGAGCGGTGCACAGGGATTTAATCAGGACAATCCAATTAACTTAGGTAAGTTGTTTGCAGATAATGTAGATGTTGCTGAGCTTAGGGAGATTAACTTGTCAAATACTAACTTCTTGAGCACCTTAGCAACAAAGAACTTTAACCTCAACTTTAATATCTTAGATAGTAACTCTAATACTACTAATGAGACTAAGTTCCAGAAGCTACAGAAGATTGATATTAGTAATAGTTGTGTAACCTCTGTATCACTGCCTAATGTATCACTAAGTTCATTAAAGGTAATGAGGTCTAGAATTAACAATCTTACCCTAAATACTCAGAACTTCTTAAATACAATTGACTTAACTGGATGTAGAGACTTGACAATAGTATCAATAAAGAACTGTAGTAACTTTGAGACACTGAAGCTCGATAGTACACAACCAAGTCTTAGGTCTGTTGATATCGTAAACTGTCCAAAGTTCACAAGGTTTGAGTGTGTTGATAATAATAGAGTAAGAGAGATTACACTGTCACTGGAAAATCTAGAAACTGTTACTATAACTGGATGTAGAAACTTAAGAGTCCTGAATCTGGCTGGTAGTAAGAAGATAAAGAACTTAGATCTTCATGACTGTATTAATCTTGAGTATATCATCTTTAGTGGTAGACCTGATGAAGCAAGTTATTCAACCGAGAACTTAGAGCTTCCTGAAAAAGAACAGCCTAATTGGGGAGATTATGATGATAGCGGATTTCCAGGTGCTAAGTATGATGACCCAAGTGAAGGAGGCCCAGGTGTAGCGGGACTTTACTTAGATAAGAATTCATTTGTATTTGATGCAGATAGTTCTAGTAATTATCATGATAGTATCTTAAAAAGTCCAGTTAACATGCTCCCATCTGATTATGATACTATAAATATTTGGGGTGCACATAAAGATGATAAGTTCCCAGACCTAGTTAGTCTCAATCTTAGAAATACTGGGGTTAGGTTTGTAGTGTATGGTACTTCATTTAACAAGAACTACTTAGATCTTAGTCGTTTCACCAACCCTAACTTAGAGGTTGACTTGAGACAGATGAAAAACTTAAGTGAGGTTAAGTTTGCAAATGATGAAGAGAATCCAGTAAAACTAAGCTTAAACTTTGATGGTTGTTTAAGTCTTTCTAGAGTATATGGTCACGTAGTAGTTAAGACGAATCAAATGTTCAATAGCTGTAAGCTTTTTACAGTTCATGGATACGACATATCTAGAAATACATACGGTGCTGTAACGGAGAATAGTAGGGTTAAGTTGCCATATGAGGTAGATAGATCTAATCTTACTAAGCTAAGTGATCCTGATTTTTCAAACTACTCATTGAGGTTCCAGGAAGAGACGGCTCAGACTCCACTAGTAACTAATATGGACTTTAATGCATCTGATATATCTGATAGCTTTAGGTCTACTGCCATCACTACGTTTGATGTTTACTATGTACTTACTGCACTTGGTTATTCAGGGAGACCAAGGAGACTAGGTGTTGGAGAGCAGGTTGTTAATATTACAAAGATTGATAACTTATTTAGTGATTGTAGTAGGAATGATCTATTTTCTTGGGTTAACCCTCCAAACAGATATATGTTTAGTTGGGCAAGGAATGTGGTAAGTGCTCGATTTACTTTCTCATTTTCAGGTACAGAGGGCATTCCATTTAAACTTCTCTCACCTTATGTAGTAAATGGTGAGATACTGAAGGATAATGGTTTGTTTAGCCCATTGACAGATCTGAAGAATATGGAAGGTATGTGGGCAAATACTCCTATAGTAGTGGATAGGTACCTATTTAGAAGAAAAACTGGTAACTATAAGATTCAGAATATTAACCACTTCTTCCCTGATGTAATTCTAAACAAGCTTGATGAAACAACTGAGGCGGCCATTGTTAATAAGGGTGTTGTAGAAACTATTAAGGATCAGAAGAATAAGTTCCCAAGTAAGTCTGTAGTTGATATAGCAAATGAGCTTTATGGTAACTTAACTGACTTCTTCAAGAACTTACCTAATGTTTATTCATCTTCTTACTTAGATAGTAAGGGCTCAACTGTTTATGCCGGTAGTGGATGTATCTTCCATTCTGGTAATTCTTATATTAACTTCGACACTCTCAGAATTCCAGAGGGACTTACATATCTAGTTAGTAGTTTTAACTGTGCATATGGTTCTGGTACGATTAATCCTAGAACATTGTTTGCCAGTCCATCTAGTGTAACTGGTATTAAGAAGTCATTTATAGTTGGTAATAGCTTAGACGTCGCAGGAGAAGGGGTCAAGGTTAAACTACCAATTAGTCAGGATACTTTTAGTGGTTTCTCTAACTTAGTGAGTCTTGGTTATAACACCACACAAGAGTACTACATACCTAGCAATGGTAAGTTGTTCTTTATTGACTACAAGGGTAAAGAGATAATAGGTTCTTACTTAACTTCTTTCTGTGGAGCTGGTTATAATAAATATATTGTTGGTGATAAGTTCCCATACGGAATAGTTAGTGGTTGTCCTAATCTTAAGATGTTTGCAGGTTTCTTCTCTGATGTAGAGGCGCCTAACTTCTTAGATGATTACATTCCAGAACTACCAGGTAAAAATATGTTTACTGGTAATAAGCTACTTGAGAATGTAGTAGGTTTATTCTATAATGCTAAGTTTAAGTACAAGCTGAAGGGTGAGTGCTTTGAACAGAATACAAACTTAAAAGATGTGTCTTACTTGTTCGGTGCAAATCCTGATAGAGTAAACTACCTAACACAGACTAGCGTTCCAAACAAGCTACTATATCATGGTAAAACTATCGTGTCTAAGAACTTGAGAGGACTAAGTAGTGATGCAAGTATTAGTTCTTCTTATCTGGATGATTCTAGCACAAGATATAGAATTGCACTGTATGGAGACTTACCTAGATCACTGACCGGAAAGTTTGTAGATAGTAATGCGATCAGTATTGGTAGTAAGAAGTGGATAAATGTAGCTAGTCAATTCAGTAATCAACTAAGAAAGTCTGAATCTAACTCTATTAACTTAGAAATTAGTAGAAAGGGTGAGGCATTTCAAGGTATTAGAGATATACAAGAGACTAAGTTCTATATATTTGACACTGCAACTAAGTCACTGAAAGATGTAACTAGCAACTATACCGATATTGATAGTAGAAGCATTAGAGTTTACATTGAGTTACCAACAGGAGAAGATGTTAGTGGTGATGAACTAATAACGGATCTCAAGGTATGGCAATCTAATGTAGTATATGCAGTAAGAAGCTTATCTGGTGAGTTTAGTTTTTACAGATCTAGTGACCTATCTGAAGGTAGTAAGGTGGATCCAGTGAGAGATGGTTATGTTAAGGAAGTGTCTATTTCATATGACTTAGTAAATAAGAACATAGAACACGCAGACTACCTATTTAGACATGCGAATCTAGAGGCATATGAATCACCTACTGTCAGAGAGAATAATCAAGACTATATGCCATTTAGCTGGTATTTTGATAATGACAATAACCTAGTACCAATTACCAGGAACGATAAAAAGTATACTGAGATTTGGACATTTGATGGAGATTGGTCAAAGTCAGAAGCAAAGTCTATAGGTACGGCAGGTGTTGAGAATCTTGATGACAATAACACTCAGACACCAGGACTACTCTACTCTTATACACTAGCTACTGGAGTTAAACAGAAGTTTGGCAATGAGAATGGTCCTGAGGTTTCTGGTACTGTTAATTATTGTTGCTCGCCTGACTTGTTAAGATACTGTAACCCTAACTGTTCTATATCTTACCTGTTTGCTGATTGTGGTAGACAGGAAAATAATGATAAGTATGATGGTGGTGATAGTGTTGCAACTTACTCTAGATATGGACTAAGAGGACGTATTCCACCATACCTATTGAAACCATTAGAGAAGGGTACTAGTGTAAACTTAAGTGGTATGTTTAGGAATTGTAAGCTCTTATCCTACTATACAGTTGAGGGAGGAACTTCATACGTAGTACCTCTTAACCTCTTCAAGTACTGTCCTAATGTATCTAGCTTGCATGAAACCTTTAGTGGTATTGTACTTCCGTTAGGTGGAACTATTGATAATATTTTCGATAAGATAAATAATTCAACCTTGAGTGACGTATCTCATGTATTCTATCGCCCTGTGTTCCATGGTAGCACTGAAAGTAAATTCCAAGTTAGTAATACTTTTGCTAAATTCACAAACCTTTCTAACATTGGTAGTGCATTTAGAGCTTGTAAGGAGTTCACTGGTGATAGGGGAACTGAATTACCATTCCAGTACGTTAGCTATAGTAATATATTTAACAGTAAGTATAGGGATGTATCAGTAGGTGACGGTGAAGAGTTTAACTACGTATTTGCAGGTTATGGTTATGGTCTTAGTAACAATGAGCATTACTATGTAAGCCACGAAAATCCTCATACCTTACCAGATGCACAGAACTACTTATTGAGAAATGTACGTTAATTAAATATCATATCTTGCTTAGTATTGGGTAGAAATGCCTGATACTAGGTGAGGTATTATTAATAAGAAGATAATAATATGTCAGCACATATTGGAACAAATTTTACACTAGAGTCAAGGGAGTTCCTAGATAGTAGGCAAGGATTGGCACTTACTAAAACAGACTTACTCAATTGGAAAACACCAGTTCCTGAAGGTTTTAGAGTCTGCTTAGATGGAAAGTGGTACTATCATGATTCCAAAGTAGACCTAGAAGATACAGGACATTGGGTACCTTGTGTGGTTGATAATGTAGATGGGGAAGTCTACGAAGGTCAAACAGTATCAGCTAAGGCAGTAAAGGAGTTAGGTTCTATTAATGTGGGTTTAGTTAGTGAATTAGAAAGTAAACTATCTAAGATCAATAACCTAGTTAATCCGTTGCAGCTAAGTAATAATGCAGAACCGATTACAGACCCGAGTATAGTGGGGGAACTAGTCGAATTTAAACTACCGGAATTGATAGGAAAGAAGGTAGAAAACTCTGAACCAGATAAAGCATTTGATCTTAATAATGATGGGGTTATTGATGAGGCCGATAAAGCACTTTGGGAAACAACTAATAAAGAACTAAAAAAGCTGAGTGAAGATAAGACTTATTATTCTACATCTAGTCCTAGGGATGCAATGTTCGAAGTAGGTCATAAGATACTACCAAGCGCGAGTATTGGACTACAAAGAAAAAGTGGTGCAATAGATGAGAGCGTTGATGGTATTAAACAGATGACTATAAGATTAATAGATAATAGTCGCCCTAGTCCCGTAAACAACTTTCTTAATTTTGGTGGGAGTAGTTGGACTTATAATAAGTTAGTTACTAAAACTTTTCCGTCTGATATTCTAATCAACAGTGTAGTTATTACAAAAAATAATACATGTCTTTCTACTAACGCTACTTATAAGTTTAGGTATCGAAAGTTTATAGGGGCATCAGAGCTCCTTGACTTAAGTGGTGGTACTATTAAGAGTAGTCAACTAGAAGGTAAGCTTGTATCTAGTTTTGTTGAATCTGGTACACTTGATAAGACTGTATTTAATTGTAGCGGTGGTAAGTATCCATATATCATTATCCCTGCGCAATACTATCGCCAAACTAATAAAATGTATGTAGGTGGTTTCTTGAATACAGACTTGGTTGTGGAGGATGTTAAGATAGAGAACAAGGTGGGCATAGTAGTACCATATAAAGTAATCAGAACAAGACTAAAACAGACAGGTAGTTCAATTCCAGTACAAATAACAGCACAATAAAAATTATGGTAAAGGTCTTATTAGATTGTGGACACGGTAGTAATGTTGCAGGTAAGTGTAGTCCTGATAATCGACTTAGAGAGTATAGGTGGGTTCGGGAGCTAGCAAGTCTTATCGAAGCTAGGTTTGATCAGTTAGGGATAGTACATCAAAGAACTGTTACTGATGATATTGAGCCAGGTCTTAAAGCTAGGTGTAAGGTGGCAAACAATGAACACAAGAAGGGAAAGTGTATCCTAGTGTCTCTTCATTGTAACGCAGCAGGAAATAATCGTACATGGAACACTGCTAGAGGTTGGTCCGTCTTCGTTGCTGGAAATTCTGGTGGGCTTAGTAAAACTCTCGCTGTAAACATGGCAGAGGCAGCACTTAAGAGAAATCTGAAAGTTAGAACACCAGACCCACAGCACTTATATTGGACCGCAGACTTAGCAGTATGTAAGAGTACGGCTTGTCCTGCAGTATTAGTAGAAAATATGTTCCAAGATAATAAGGAAGATTTAGAATTCCTACTGAGCACGAGAGGTAAGAATGTCCTGTGTGAAGTAATAGTTGAGGGTGTCTGTAATTATCTAGGGATTGAGTATAAATAAAAAGAAAACATAAGATGGCAAGTATTCATAAAGTAGTAAATGGTGATGAACTCGTATACCCAGCAACAATAACAGATGCAGTTGGTCATAAAGAGACACGTACACCATTATCTGACTTAATTAATTATTACAATGCTGACTTAATCTGGCCAAGAAATAACGGGCCATACCACAATCTAGGTGAACTTATTACTAAGCTGTATGATGTCCTAGATAGTAAGCACAGGATTAGTGGAGTACAGTTGGGATTTCTAAGTACACCAGATAATCCAATGTCAGGGCCTGTCTATAAGAGGTACGAATATTTTGGTGGTGAGTCAGGTGAAAAGTTTAAACAGACCCGATACTGGAGAAGAGTAGATAGTGGTGTACTTGATGATATTGATAGAGTATTGAATCCTATTAAAGTATCAGTAACAGGCTCTCCCTCTATTGTTGGTGTTAGTAATGACCAAGTAACAGTAAATCTTAGGGTGAGTGTCGCAAAGGGTGGTGCACCTTATGATCTTAGTACAGAAGATAGTATTATTTGTGACGTAGAGGGTAATCAACTTACGGATCTGAGTTTTAGTAGGCCAGTACAAGACCAATTCACACCGAGAACAAGTGGTAATAGAGAGTATAATTTCTCATTAATGTTAGGTGGAAAAGATTACACTGCTACATATACGGTTAGAGTAGTACACCCTTGTTATTATGGAATCTTAGCTGACGGTGACCCTATACCTACTACAACAACTGGATTAACAAAGGTATTAAATCCATCTAAGGGTTATACTTGGAGTGGTATTAATATGGTCAATAGTAGAACTTGTTATATGTACCCAAAAGATTTCGGCAAGTTAACTACGATCAAGGATGCTAACAATTTCGAGTACATAAATTCATATACATTAACAGAAAGAACTATCAATGGTGTAAACTACTATATCTACACCTTGACCGATCCCGTTACGATTACTAATTTCAAGCAGTCATTCGGTTAATGTTGATATAACATATAAATTACAGTATGCTAAATATAGGTGATAACTTTAATTACCAAGGTAGAAAACCTAACTTTGCAAGAGATTCGTTTGATACCCTGGAAGAAATGAGGTCCTACCCAGATACTAGTGTTGATCATGGCCACGTATCATTTTGTAAGGAGGATGGTAAGCTCTATCAATTCCTCACTACAAATCAGGTATCAACAGAGACAGGTAAGTGGAGGAGACTGGTTGATTCTATATTAGACGCAAACTCTGAAAATCCAGTTCAAAATAAAGCAATTGTCAAACAGCTTGAAACACTTGAGCAATCAATAGACAAGAGAATTAATGAACTAGGCGATACACTTGGTCTTGAGAGTATGGGTGCTATCATTGCCGCTGGTATGGTTGATCTAAATAGAAATATGGATGAACTAGAAGAGGCAGTCAGTGAAGCTCTTAACAGTCTAAAGGCAAGTAGTATCAATATTGAAGGTATAAAGATAAATGGACACTCACTAACCGACAATGTAGTACTAAACAAAAACGATATCGGCCTAGAGAATGTAGATAATACTAGTGACCTTGATAAACCGCTCTCAACACGTACACAGCTCGCATTATCAGGGAAAGTAGATAAGAGTACAACAGTCAACGGTCATCCACTAGTAGGAAATGTAGATCTAACTAAGTCTGATATTGGCCTAGGTAATGTTGATAATACTAGTGACCTTGATAAACCAATATCTACTAGTACTCAGAATGCACTCGACGATAAGGTTAGTAAGGTGCCAGGTAAAGATCTTGTTGAGGAAAGTGAAATAGCTAAGCTGAAGAGTTATGAAAGCTATGAACTACTAAATAAAAGATTAACAGCCGCACAGACAACAGCTACTAATGCATCGAACGGAATTAGCGCCGTTAAGTCTGGTCTGGATCAGATTACGCCGATTGTAGAAAATTTAAAAACACAGGGCGACTTAATAGACCAAAATATTCTCGGCGCATTTAGACCCGTTCCGAATATAGCTAGTAGAAATAACATACCACAGAGCTTTAAGGAGATTGGTACTGTCGTTTATGTAGTAGATGACCCAAGTGAAATCCATACCTATCAGTGGAATGGTGGTGAGTGGACTCCTTATGATTTCGGCGGCGGTATTAAGAAGATTGATCGCGTCGCTGACTTAAAAACAAATAAGGCAATACAAGCACAGGGATCAGTTGTCTATGTAAAGGAAGATGATGTAATCTACTATAAGAATGACTCCAACGGCTGGACTTGTTTAACTGGTCAAGGAAGTGGTATTGTAGTTAGTGCAAAAGAGCCCGAGGATGTAAATGCACTTTGGGTAGATACAACAGATAATCAGTACGACACAAATACTGCACTTGTATACAGCATTCAGAAGGCAGTATATGAGCTTCAGAAACAGGTTAAAGTGTTGATGAATATTAGGTCCTTTGGTGCGGTCAGTGGTAGTATTACTGATGGTACAAGGACTGAACTGGCAAATACAACAAACCCACTAATGCCAGGTTACATCAATGAGCTTGTTAAGGAAGAGGTACTAACAAAAGAACAATTAGAAGATATTAAGAATAGTGCTGAGGTAGAACCAAAATATGCGACAGCCAAAGAACCAACTGTTAATCATATTAGTATCAAGATGGGTACGTGGGAACAGATGGATACGGGGAAGAAGAACTTTATCCCAGGCGAGCTTATTTGGTGTACAGACAGAACTAAACTATATATATTTACAGAAAAAGGAAAACTAATACCTATCGGAAGTGGTTCATCTATTGGCGGTGGTAGTAGTGAAGATAATAACGAAACAACGGATATGGATCAAGATACAGTAAATAGCCTGATTGATAGTAAGCTGAAGAAAGTTGATTCAATCGGCTTTGTACCAGTGGGATCAGAAGAAGCTAAATATACAGTCAAGGTTAATGCAGAGGGTAAGCTACAGGTATATGATAACAGCCTTGATAATAGACAGCCAGAATTACAGAGCAACTATTACTATGATGGTGCAGTTGCTAAGGTAGGTATTGTAATTAACTCTTTCTATCTGGGTGGCTCAGGTAGTAATGCAGGAGACCCACTTAAGGGAGCACACGATTATCAGCCTTGTTCACATAATTTCGTAGAACTAGGTAACCCATACGCAACAGAAGATACAGGTTCTGGTCAGGATATTAACTTGAATGGCTTCTATCTTCTTTATATGGGATCTAACAAGGTATGGAAGAAACTTAAACTGTGGGGTAAGATTCCAGCAGGCGGTACATTCTTAATAAGAGGTGCACAATGTTCAGTAATGGATGTTAATACAACTGCCTTGAAAGTTAAGACCTACGATATGGAGTGGAAGGATGAGAATGGTGAACTAATTAGGTTTGACCAATCATCTGCCGTATTCTACTTGTGCTGGGCTCCTGATGATGAACACTTCTATAATCTTGATGGAACATTATCAGAAATACCATCATCTACTACTAGCCCTGTTGATGTAGCGGGTAGTAACTGTGCAAAGGGTTTCATTGATCTCGCTAGTTTTAATAATAGTGCAATCTGTGAGAAGGCAACTTATATTCTACCAGCAGGACGTAATGCGAGTGAGGTAGTATTTAGAAGATGGTATATGCTTGACCCTACTACACAGTCTAATCCAAAGGAAGGTGTTGGTAGTTTCAATAATAATAAATTCCTTGCATCGTCTTATATCAGTGGTGCAAACATAGGTGGACGAGTAGAGGATTTTACACCTCGCGCATCATTTGAAGGTAAATCTATTGCAACATCACGTACACTCTTTAGTACTGATCATCCAAGTACCTTAACCTGTACATTTGGTATTCAGGCCACAGCGGGTACAAACGGCGCAACTAGATGTTTTTGTTGGAACTCTGTGGATTATCATGATGAATTCCTTTGGTATCGTAAGAAGGGCACATCAGATTGGACGAAGGTAGAATCAATTAAACCAGGCGCCGTATATTCCGCTGCAACAACTCCAAATACATCACCAATCTTATACGGAGAACATAAGAGCTTGTATGATAGAGTTAGATGGGAGTCAGCATATGGACAGTCCCTCACAACACATAGAGTAATCATAGCAGGACTTCAACCAGGCGAGTACGAATATAAGGTAGTTAGAAGTAAGACAGATGATAGCGCAAGTGTATATCAGAGTAAGGTAAGGAAGTTTACTGTTATATCTGATGCACAAGCTACGTCATTTAATTTCTTGCAGGTAACCGATCAACAAGGTGCTAGTTGGGAAGAGTACGAAGTATGGAATCTCTCAGCTAAGTTCATCAAGAAAGAAGAAACAGCGGGTAGATTTGGTAAGTTCAATTTCGTCATTAATACAGGAGATATCTGTTATAATGGTAGTAGATCTAATGAGTGGATTGACTACTTTGATGGGTATGAGCCAATTGATGATAGAGAGGAAATGTTGACGATTGGTAATAATGATCTTGCACCTATATCAATGAGAGATATTGGTAATGGAAAAGAGTCACCTTGGAAGATTAATACCTATGTGATCGACTACTTCTATACATTCGAGATAGACCATAGAAATCCACAAGTATTTACAGGTCCCTCCGCAAAAGATGAAGGTCAGCAGGTTTCATTTAAGATGCCATCACTGTATTCTTTCAATTATGGTAAATTCCACTTCATATCACTCTTATCAGAAACACGTACAATATCTAATAAGGTAACATATGATTCAACCGGTAAAGAAAAAGCTAAGAAATTCGACAAGAGTACAGTCAATGCCATCTACGGTATCAAGGATGAACTTAGAGAAGGTGGAAAAAATAAAAATGCTTCTAAGATTTATGACATCGAAGAAGAATGGATAATCAAGGACATACTAACTTGGAAGGGAGTTGCAATACCAAGTAACTTTGATTTCAGACAGGAGAGATTTAATCCTGCCCTAGTTGGTAAGTGTAATAAATGTATTGTATTTACCCATGAGATGCCTTTCAATATTACATCTAATTCTGCTTACAAGAACTATGATAATAATATTGCAGCACCTCGTGAAACAGCTAAGGCATACTTGAATCGTTACCACAACTACGAATATCAGAGAGTATTTAAGCTGTGGGGAATTCCTTTGGTAATGGGCGGACATAAACATACTTGCGCTATTACTGCACCTGTATATGATGCACCACTTACATACAATCCACTAACTAAGAAAATTGATGGAAGTACTAGCAGTGTTGATGATATCTTAACTGATGACCCAAAGACTGGTATGTTTAGTACTGTTGCATCATTTAAACCTTTCATGCAATTAACAGTAGAAGAGTTTAATGGTAGGTGGTCAGAACTATCAAACTGGTGTGATGAAGTTTATAATAATTCAAGCACTGCACTAACAATCGATGGTTCTAGTGTGGCAGCTAAGAGTTTTGTACGAGGTAGAGCAATTAATAATAAGGCTAGATGTAGAATTGAAGTAGTTGATAATATTAATGCCCCTAGTTATGTAATGTGTCAGGCAACAGGATTCAAGAATAAATCTAACTCTGACTTGGCTGGTGATTATATACCTTGGGAAAGATTCTACGTCAAAGCATCTAATCTAAAAGAGCAGAGTTATCCGTTCTATACAGTCTATGAGGTAACAGATGGTGAAATCAAGTCTTACATGTATCAGATCAGAGGTATGTATGATGCAGGTAGTGAGAAGGGATCACCAGCGGGATATTGGGACCTTGCGAAGATCTATACACATGGCGATACAGTCAAGGAGAATAGAGACTACTTCGTTAATTCAGCCCTAAGTTCAAACCTCTATAATACTGGTGGAACGATTATAAAACTATAATTATTATATGGCAATTGTAAGAAAATATAATAAGACTACTAAGAAATGGGAGCCAGTAGCGTCTAGTGATGCTACTGGTATCTATACAAACAACCCTATCTTAGCAGACAATAAAGGAACAATATCCATAGAAGATTCACTTGTCAAGGATAGGCAGGATATTGAGATACTAAAGAAGAATGTATCTTGGCTTGCTAGACATGGTGGCTCAGGTGGATGGGGTAATGGTGGAGGTGGTAGTAATAATACTGTAGAGGTGTTAATACTAGATCCTTTTAATAGAACCGACCCCGTATCTGAAATAATCTGGAATAAAGAAATTAACCAGATCTACTATAAAGTCGACTCTAAAGCAGCCGGCAAGTATACAGTGATCGTAAGGGTTGATGGTAAGGCAGTATTCCAGGAGACAGGAGTAAAGAAAGGAACTGTTAAGTCATTTGATGCTAGCTTACTTGGTGTATCTAAGAGTGATGTCGTCTTACAGGTATCCGCACTTGATGAGTCTGAGTCTGAGTTTTCTGCAAGATGCGATATAAAAATTTCATCTATCACCTTAAATAGTAGCTCTGTTAATATTACTCAGAAAACACTTAGAGAGACTGATGCAAAATTACAGATGTCTTATCGAGTTTCTATATCTGGTGATTATAGACTCTACTTTGCTAAATCTGTTATTACACTACAAGACGGGGTATTCAAGGCAGATGGTAAAGACTTAGGCGAAGCAGGACAATATATAGAGCTCCTAGGAATTGATACCACTGCTTCCTTTATCGACATTCCAATCTCAGATGTACATGGAAACGGTAAGACAAAGCTAGTTGATAAGAATGCAATGCCAGGATCTTACCCAATCTATTTCCTCTTAGCTAATACGAGAAATAATAGAGTATCATCAGGTAGTGTAGTAAGTATTATTAATGTAGTAGTAACGGATGGTATCTTAGTAACACCAGTAACAGGTATTGATCCACTATCACCTATTTCAATTTCACAGGATAGTATTTTCAACTTACAATTTACAACAATTAGTGAGAATACTAGTACCTATAATTATGAGATTAAGTGCGGATCTACTACTCTTGCTAGTGATAGAAACTTGATCTATGGTAACCAAGTAACAGTACCAATTAACCTCGCACAATTTCCAATATTTAATACATACGGAAAGTTTACAATCGATATTATTGCTAACCAAGGTACGATTAGAGATATTGGTAAGGTATATATATCAGTCATTGAACCAAACACTAGACCAGTTAAGGCATACATGAATGACCTTAATAAGTATCTAGTCTATGATTATACATTCTGGGGAGAGGCTGGTACAAGAGCGGTCAGTTCAAAGAATATAACATACAGGAATGAAAACTTTAGTACTAGTGGTAGAAGTAAGACCTTTAGAATTCCAGAGAGTAGCTTAGATCTTTATAATGTAGGATCTGATTCAGGTATTCAGAGTGATTATAAAGGTGCATATACTTTTACACACACAGCATACGGAGTACTAACTAAGAGCGGTGTTACATCTTGGTTTCCTAGTTCAGAAAGTGATGTGAACTGTACGGTAACTTCTAATAGTTATACATTCACAGTACAGATTGCTTATCACATTGGCAAAGATCCAGACGATAATGCAGTAATCTATAAACTTGGTGACTATAACCCAAAAGATCAGACAGGTGCAGGTATCTTAATTACGCCTAGAAAATATTATGTCAAGGTAGAAGGTGTAACACTGGTAGGATCATTGCAGGATAATAGTTTCCAGCAAGTTGATATAGTACTAACAAGACCTGGACAGAATGGAGTAGCTTATGCAACTCTATCTGTATATCAGAATGGTATTATCTTACAGTCAATAGAGATTAATACAAGTAGGGGACTTATCTACAACATGGGTAACATTAGTAGAGCGTTTCTTGCTTGTTCTGGTACTAGTGATGATAATGGTAGAACTGTTGTAAATAATAGTACTACAATCCATGTCTACTCAACAAGGTTCTTCAATATAGCACTTAACACAGGTCAGATTGTATGTAGCTATATCAATAACTACATGAACTTTAAGAGAAATGAAGATGGTAGTTTAAATAGTGGGCTTGTATCTCAGCTCTTAAGGAACAATAGTATTAGAACCGACGAGGAAGTAACAGGTGAAGGTGGAACTATTGATACTAGCGCAATCAGTTCAATCTATAACTTAAGGACGGGTGAATTTAAGAACCTGGCAAGTATTAGTGGTACCTCTATTGTCTTAGATAGTGCACTTACTGAACTACCTATCCCTATTGTTACTATGTCTGTTAATTGGACCTACTCACAATTCTCAAGTACTTCTAATGGTGGTCTTGATGTAAGTAGTAGTTCTAATTTTGAATATAAGATAGGCACTACTAGTATTAAGAGCTCACAGGTAACAATTGAGCTGCAAGGTACTACATCTATGAACTATAACATCAAGAACCTTAAGATTACATTCGAAGGTAATCAGATGTTCTCGCCTAAGTCAGATTGGTTCCCAGAAAAATCATTCACGCTTAAGGCTGATGTAGTGGACTCTGGACATATCAATAACGCTGTGATTGGTAAGTTTATTAATGAGACTTTTAATGATCCAACCAATAACCTAATCAATATAGCAGATTGTTACCCAGCGAAGTCAAAAGTAGATGCACTGAAAGCTAGTGGTAGTCTTCCGCCAGATGTCACCGTAAAACCAACAATCGAGGGTTTCCCGGTATTGTTGATTGTTAACTTTAAATCTGAGACAGGTGATAGTAGAGATATTAGGGTGCTTGGTATTTACTCATTTAACTTAGGTCGTGAGTCTGAGTTTAACCAAGGATATAAAGTTCCTAAGTACCTAAAGAATCCATACGGTGATGTGTTGGCGGGAAAAGATGTAACATTCCCTAACCTATTCAGTCAACCAAGTGAATCAGAACTGGATAATACAATCAATGCAGTGGTCTATGAAGGTGAAAGATCTCAGAATTGTACCACTGTTAAAGTAGATGTATTTGAAGATAGAGATACTGAAGATGCATACGACTACTCTATTATCAAGATGGGTAGGAATAAGTATAGTAGATTCCCAGCCAACATTGTAAGAGATTCAACAGGCTTTATAAAATATAATGGTGTATTCTTAGAGGATGAAGATGGCCAGCAGATAAGATGGTCACCTACTAATCTAAGAAAGTTTAAGTTCTTGGAGGATGGTTATTTCTGGTCCAATGATGCAACCTATGTAGATAAGCTATGGAAGAGAGTCTATGCTGAAAATACGGATGAAGCAACAAAGGCATTCAGAAACTTACATAATACAATCGCCTCTAAGATGGAATATATCAATGGTTCCGCAAAGAGAGCATATAATACTTCCTACGACAAGTATATAATATCTAGTAGTGAGGGAGAAAGTATTACCACAACAAGAGATAGCCAAGGTACGACAATCACAATGACAAGACCTCAGGCAAAAGAAGGAATCGACCTGAGCGTTAAGAATACGGCTTTCTATTATGTTATCTGTATGTTGTTTGGACTTGTTGACTCCCTTGGTAAGAACTTGCAATTTAAGTTTTGGTTACCTAAGAATGGAAGTCCTGGTGGTAAGTATTGGACACCTTCTTTCTATGATATGGATACTGCACTAGGACTTGGTAATGCTGGTGCTGAAGAGGTAACAACAACTGCCTTAGAAAATTCCATTACTAACGGGCCAGATAATAAGGTAATGTTACTATACGGTATTGCTGAGCAGACAGATAATACAGTCTTTACAGTATATAGTAATAAGCTCTGGGGTTGTATTGAGTCAGAGATTTTCTTCGATACCTACTTCAATGATTATAAGAGTACGGGTGATTATCATTTCTATTCTATCATGTGGAGCGATCTTAGGTCAACAGTACTTAAGAATGTTGATGAGTTCTTTGAAAAACACTTCACAACACAGCTAAGTAAGTGCGGTGAGCTGATCTTTAACTACGACTATAACGTTAAGTATATCAAGACGGCACAGAGAAACTACTTGCATGGTACTCGAATGTCATTTATTAAGAACTGGCTAGATGAGCGTGTTACCTTCTTAGATAGTGTATTCGGTTATAGGGCTGGTCTTAGTAATGAAGCATCTTACTTGGTAGATAACAACATCGATACTTATAACATATCATGGAAAAATAGTATTAGTGTTACTCATGACTCTGGATCTATTACAATGCCAGTGACTGTTAACTCACCTGTCATTATGAAGTCTAATATTGGTAATAAGTCAGTATCATACACCTACGTAAAAGATGGTAAAGAAACTGATATTATTGTTGCTGATAGTAAAGATACTCCAGATATTCAGACATACATAAACAATTCAGATAAGATTACATCCCTGTCTGACTTGAAGAGTATTAAGATAAACAGCTTAACGCCAACAGTATCATCAGTAGTGAAAAATAAAGATGGTAGTCCTGTATATACTCCGAACATGGGTAATATCTACAGTAACTATGGATCTTTATCATCACTGAAGGAATTGAACTTAAGCGGTATTACTACTTTCACTTCATCTTTTAATATCTTTGAGCTTCTTAAGACTTTCGATAGCTCAGGTTATAAAGTGAATCCTGAATACTTTGCACTACAGACCCTTAATTTTAGTGGTTTTAAGTCAGGGGGTATTCAATCTGTGGACTTAAGTGGTACTACTCAGGTGGCTAGTGATCTTGTACCAGATGTATACAAGAACCCATTTAAGAATATTACGTACTTGAATGTTAGTGAGTCTGATATTAACAACGTAATCATACCAGTGGGAGTTTCATTGTACTACTTGAATGTTAGTAATAGTTCTGTGCAAACTCTGACGCTTGAAAAACAGCCGCTCTTAACAAATATTGACCTAAGAAACTGTAAGGTACTTAATACACTTGCGGTTACTAATTGTGAAAATATTAGAACAGTAAAGCTAGACTACACAAATAGATCAATCAAGCAGGTAGTAATATCAGGTATGTCAAACTTAGAGACGGTAGAACTAATCTCTAATGATAACTGGTCTTACTTACCAAAGATTAACATTAATAGTTGTCCAAAGCTTAAGAAGATTGTAATATCCGGCTGTAGGTCTGCGTCATTAGGTAGCACAGGAGCAAGTACTATTTCACTCAACGACCTACCAGAACTTGATACACTCTCAATATCAGATAGTAATTACACTGAGATTAATACAGGTAACTCTAAACTAGTATCACTCAGAACACTTAGTCTTGATGGTACTACTATAAAGACATTGAGAACACAAGACTCAAGTAACAGTAATGGTATTGACTTGAAGGGTTATAGACTTGATTCATTTAGTATCAGTAGTAATCCATCCCTTGAGTATGTTGTGTTTGATAATATCCAAGATCAACCAACACCACTTAAGACTAAATCATTCTATGAGTGTGCTAGTCTGAAAAGAGTATATGGTAATTTCACACTTATGGGATCACTTGTATTCTCTAGGTGTCCTCTATTTACAATACATGGAGGTAGGTATAATGGAACTAATGTAGTTAATCAGTTTGGAAGATACATACATCCAATAGAGAGTGATAGAATCTATAAGAATGATAATTTCATATTCCAAGAGGGTAATAGTGTAACTAACCTAAAACTTGTGGCTACCGATGTTAACTCTTGCTTCTCTTATTCAGGAGTTGACTTGTTTGATATCTACTACGCACTTTATAGTATAGGACCAGACGTAAGGAGTATTGATTCGCTGTTCTTTAGTTGTGGTGATATTGGATTTGCTGGTGATGGTTGGAAGAGTGATACAAACGATAACTCACTGAACAGGCATACGTTTGATAAGTGCGTTGATATCACAAACATCAACGGCTTATTCTATGGTACTAATATATCTGGTAGACTCTATTCTCCATCTGTTGTAAGAACTGGTGGTGTTGAGACTATTAAGAATGATGGCTTGTTCAGTCCACTTAAGAAACTAACACAGTTCATCAATGTAATCAATAGTAAGGTATATTTTGATAGGTACTTATTCAGGGCAGCGACAGGTAGTAGTAAGTTTGAAATAACTAACCTACACAACTTCTCAACCTCTGTAGTATTCAATGACATCAATACGCTTACATTCAGTACTTTTGATAGCATCACTAAGAACTATAAGAGTGGACTAGATAAGATTGGTAACTTAGATGGAATGTTCTCTGATCTCCCAAAGCTTACTAGGATTTCACACTCACTGAATACAAACTATATAAATTACGACAACATAACAGAAGAGCTAGGTATTTTCCCAGCGTCTCTAGTCAACATAGTTAATACCGGTATCAGTGATAGTGGTTCTGGTAAGATGAATCTAGATAAGATTTTCAAAGACCCAAGAAAACTAGAAAACATATCAAGTTCTTTCATTGTTAGTAACTTAGGTGTGGGTGATGAGCAAGTAAAACTAGAGCTCACTGATAATACACTAAAGGACTTTGATTCACTTAAGACTATTGCATTTGAGACTGGTAACTATAATGATTATTCAAGTGGTTATCATTCATTTACAGGTGCAGGACTTAAGAAATATTCAGTAGGTGGATTCCCTTATAGGATACTTCAGAACTGTAAGAATCATAGTAAGATCACAATGTTGGTCAGCTTGTTCAGGGGTATGTCGGTGGAAAATATAACTGGTGATGCTATTGAACTACCTGGATCTACTTTTGCTGGATGTACAGAACTTAGAAATATCAGTTACTGTTTCTATGATTTCAAAACTCCTTATAGACTGACGAATGTAAATGAACCATCTAGGAGGGGACTACCAGAGCCTTTTGCAGACTGTATTAACCTATCTTGTGTTGCTTATACATTCTCAAGTACAACAGGTGGAACGTTTCATAAGCTAGTGGGAATGATACCGCCTAGATTATTCTATCATGGTGACATCAACTATACAATTAGGTCAACAGGTTCAGATCATACTAAGACTGTAGATATTGACAGTAAGGAAGGTAGTAAGGCAGTTAAGACAGTGATTAGTACGGATGAAACTGCTAATACTAGAACCACTACTAAGATTGTATATAATAGATTCTCAGAGATTCCTAACAATACAAATCAAGTAGTGATCGATCCAACAACTGTCATAACAACAACAGTACAGGTAGATAACACTCAGACAGGGCAGAATATCTCTAGAAATACTACAACTTCTAAGATACCTGACCTAGCTGAGAACACACATACATTTAGTAAGGTAGTTAAGATACCAAGGCAGACAATAGAAATCATGAGAGGTTGTTTCCAGAATTGTAATGCAGAGGAATATGATTACCTCTTCACAACAGACACAGGAAGCACCTATTTTGATATGCCTGATTATAATATCGACTACCAACCTTTCAAGTATGTTCTGATTAATAATACATGGTCAGAGGTAAAACCAAATAAAGACCTCTATACTTACATGTGGAAATGGTCAGGTAGGGCTAATAGGTATGACGATTATGTAATACTATGTAATCAGATGTATACTAAGCTATTGAGGTTTGAGAATATTAGTGGTACTGAGTTTGAATATAACATAGATTGGCTAGATGATGTAGTACTCGACCCATCCAAGACAGTAGATACACTAACGACTTCTAGTACTTTTGATGGTGTTAGCTGTTCTTATTCTGGTGGTTTTGCATTTGCCCCAGACTTACTTAGATACTGTACTGCTAATGTTGATGTAGTTGACTTGTTCAGAGATTGTGGACCTACTAGACAGACATTTGGTAATCTAGCACAGTATAGAATTAGTAAGATCTATGGACTACAAGGACGAATTCCACCTTACATGTTTAAACCAACACCAAACGTAGGAGACATGACTAGGATGTTCATGAATTGTAAGATGCTCGGTTACTATATATCAAAGAATGGTACTACGAAGGAATACAGCGTTACTATTCCACCTAGTCTGTTCAAGTATATAAAGACAAACAGGCTCTACTTGAATGATATGTTTAATAGTTGTATGTGGCCTAATAATCTAACCCTGAATGTTATGAACTTTACTGTACCTAAGATTGACTTGTATATACAGGGAATGTTTAGGTTTGGTATGTTTAGAGGAATCTCAAACCTAACTGATGTCTTTAACCAGTCAAACATCTACATACAAAAGATGGAAAGCTGCTTTAGACTTAGTAGTTGGGATCCAGATACAGGTTCTTATAATAATGGTGTTGATAGAAACTTGAAGGTGACATTCAATAATATGTTTAGTAGGAATAACTGGAATAAGACTGATAGTATTGATGAAAATGGTAATGCAAGTAGGAGCTCAGATTGGTATGTATTTGACGGTTTTGCTAAGATGAATGAAGTACCCAACAGATTCTTAAGTAAGGAACTCTCAAGTGAACCAATTAAGGCGAACTATAGGCAGTATGGTGAATAAATTATAATATATGGTGTGTAGGGTAGGTAATAATACTCTGCACACTGTATGATAAAAACAATTAACAATAATAATATGCTAGGTATAGGCGATAATTTTGACTATCAAGGTAAGAAGCCTAATTTTGCTAGAGATTGTTTTAGCACGTTGGAAAAGATGAAATCCTACCCAGAGACAAGTATTGATCCGGGACATATTTCATTCTGTGGTGAGGATGGAAAATTATACCAGTACTTACCAGACAACGAGATAAATGAGGTTACCGGCAAGTGGAGAAGATTAATCGACTCTATCCTGGATGCGAACTCTGAAAATCCTGTTCAAAATAAAGTAGTAGTCAAGAGATGTGAGGACTTAGAAAAATTAATCGCAGGGAGTGCAGAAAAAGTAAAAGGTGATATAGACCTAGACATTGAAACTATGGGAGGTATTATCGCGGCGGGAATGGTCGATCTTAATAGAAATATGGATGAACTAGAAGAAGCCGTTAGTGAAGCCCTTAATAGTCTAAACGCAGGCCATGTCAGCTTAGAAGAAATAAAAGTAAATGGTCATCCTATTACGTCAAGTGTAAACCTGAACAGTACAGATATTGGACTTGGTAATGTTGATAATACACGAGACCTAGATAAACCAATTTCGACCAGAGTATCTGCCGCGCTTAATGAAAAAGTAGATAAAAGTATTAGAGTCAATAATAAATCGCTGACACAAGATGTAGTAATAGAAAAAAGTGATATCGGCCTAGGGAGAGTAGATAACACTGGGGACATGGAAAAACCTGTATCAAATGCCGTACAACAAGCACTTGATGATAAGGTAAGTAAGGTGCCGGGTAAAGATTTAGTGGAGGATGCGGATATTGCTAAACTAAAACGACTCTATACAAAAGAAGAATTTGATGAACTTGTAAAAACTGTACTACAAACCCTTAAGACAGTAGGTGAAACACATACAGGGAGAAAAGATAATCCTCATAATGTAACGAAAGATCAAGTAGGACTGGGTAGTGTAGATGATACGAGTGACCTAGATAAACCAATTTCACGTGCAGTACAGGAAGCACTAAATAATAAAGTAAATGTAGATGACATAGATAGTATTCTCATCAGTATTAATAGTCTAGATAGTAAATTTAGATCACTCAACTCTAAGGTAGGTGAGATAGAACCGATTACAAAAGCCCTAGAAGAGTTAGTGGTACAAGAAAGATCCTATGGTGTTAAGATCAGTTATGATTTTTCCAAGGAGGTTTCTGTAAAATACACGGCTATTGGAAACCCTAAACTTCATGAGACATTACCAATACAAAATAAAATAAGGCCTTGTATACTAAATGATGAGGGAAAAGTAGTAAAATACCTACCCATTAATTCAGGCTGGGCAGATTCGGATGTAAATGGTAATCTTGGCCAGGTTATGGTGGAGATTCCTGAATTTTGGTATAAGCTAGAACAGACTCAGGTAGAAATGATTATTCAAATAAGTGAAGGCAAACTACCTGGATTTAAAAGGAGAGCACTGTCTTATGTATCTGCTTATAACGCAACAGTAGATAGAAACCTTGACCTAGATAATAACAATAATGTAAGAAGGGGCCTATGTTCTGTATGTAGTAGTGATCCAAGATATGAGGGAGGGTTCAAGGATGTGGAAAGAATGAAACGTCGTACTGATTTTAGTGCATATGATAGGAATAGTAGAAGAGATGATCCAAATGTTTTTAGGCAGACACTCCTAGGTAAGTCTTTTGTAAATTTTACTATTGCTAGATCCGATAGTAGTAAAGGTTCAAATATGTATAGCCTAACTACCAATGATAAGTGGCACCCTCTTGATTATTCAATGTATCTCTCTATCTTCTTTCTATACGTAACAGAGTTTAAGAACATAGATCTTATAGAATCACTTAATACAGAAAACCTAGAGGATACTTTCTACATTATTCCTGAGAATATGATGAGTGAAGAACATTATGACATGCCCCCTATTTTGTCACCTAAATACATTGGAGATACTAATCCAATTGGTGGAAGTTCTGGGGTAGTACAGAAAGCTTATGGGGATAATAAATACATAAGCATTAGATATAGGGGAATAGAGAACTTAGTTGGAGATGTTCCCTATACGGTACTAGGTATTGATTTCAGCAGTGATGGTTCGGGAGGTGTATCTATTGAGGTTACTATGCCAGACCTTACAAGAGAGGTAATTAATTATTCGAAAACTCCATACTATGGCGAATATTATCTTAAATATTATGGATACTTCTTGACCCAACTCAATAAGGGAATTATAGGGATACCTACAGATACTTCAGGGTCTGATAACCTATCAAGTACCTCCGGGTTCAAGGCTACATATAATCGTTATAATTTTTCAAAATTCGATGAACTATTTTCTGTAGTCTTTGGCGCAATTAATAGAAGTCGGACTGGTAGAACATTTAATTTTATGGCTAGGTGCAAACCTAGTTATCTTACTATTGGAGTAACTAGGGATAATTTCCCTGCATATTCAGGTACTAGACTTTGTTACTATCCAGAAGTTGGTAGTACTAACCCAGAATAAAATTTAAAATCACACTATGAAATATAACATAGATTATTCAACAACATCACATCCTGAATTACTCTTAGTAGGAAGTCAGGGTAACACAAACACATGGAGAGTTTATTTTGATGAGGAGAAGAAGGTAGATACATATAGGGAAGGTGATAATTCTTATAGTGTTGAAACATTTAAGGCTAAGTATATTGAAACCTCTAAGTCTAAGTCTGAGGAAGTAACTGCCCTACAACTCATCAAAGAAGCAAAAATATCTGACCTTGAATCTTTTGATAGTAGTGATAATATTAACTGCTTCTACCTAAATAGTATGCCTGTTTGGTTAGATAAGGAGACTAGAGTAGGAGTTATGAATAGTACTAGAATTCAGAAAGACCTAGGTTATCAGAATACTACTTTCTGGATTGGCACTTTTAAGATTGAGATTCCATGTGACTTAGCGATACAACTACTAAGCGCTATTGAAGTTTATGCAATGAACTGTTTTAATAGGACAGCAGAACATAAGAAAACAATCGGCGAGTTGACTTCTGTAGGTGATGTTGTTAAGTATGATTTTGAAAAGGGGTATCCAGATAAATTAAATATAACTGTATGATACTATCTTGGATATCATTTATTATACTACTTACATATATACTCTGGACAACTACAAAGTACGGTATTCCAGAGTCATTATCACAAACATACTATCACATACCAAAGGGGTTCATCTTTACACTCACTATCTGGATCTGTAACTTTCTGATTGTTCCGCAGGCTATGGATATGACTGGAGACCTTAAGATTATTCCATTCTTAGGTATTCTTGGTTCATTGCTAGTAGGAGCCGCGCCGAGAGTAAGAGATGAAGATAGGACAGTACATAACATAGGAGCCATTGTCAGTGCAGTATTTTCTCAGATCTTCGTTGCAGTCTATGGAAATCCTTGGAGTATGTTAGCTTGGATTCCGGCGCTTTTCTTACTAGCGGTGTCTATTAAGTTTGACCCACGTGAATTAAGAAGGCCAGGATTAGAAGCTAAGATAGATAAGGTCAGATTCGTTTTTTGGTGTGAGATGGTATGCTACTTTACATTATATACTAGCTTATTGGGAGGTGGAGCATGAGAAATTTAAAAACATTCAGAACTAAAGCAGAATATGATCAGGCACTAGCGGCGGGACAAATACCTAACCCATGTGTATCAGTAGTGGAAGGAAAAGTCTACTACTACCCTGACATAGAAACGCCAACCCCTAGTGATGCTGAACTACGAATGAAAAACCAAGTCCTAGATGTAAATGAGACTGGACGAGTGGAGGCAGAAAAAACTAGGGAGAAAAAAGAAAAAGACAGACAAGCAGCTGAATTACTCAGAGTGCAGGCAGAAGAAGATAGAAAAACAGCGGAGGTCGAAAGAACCACTAAATATACACAGTGGGATCAAGCAGAACAAGGCAGAGCTAGTTCCGAAACACAAAGGGCAGCTGAGTATGAGACGCTGAAAAATAAACTAACAAGCGCCGCAGGTAGTGTAGAAGAAATTAGAGATCACCTTCCTTATGTCGGGACTGATAACTATGTATACGAATGGAATAGTGGGCAGTCTAGATTCGATAAGACAGAGAAGTATGTAAGGGGTGAACAAGGTGAGAGTGGAAAGCTTGTGAAGGTAATAAAGGACGCAGGGACAGACTTGAATGTAACAATAGAGCCTGGTACTTTCACAGAGTGGACAGGCGAACTTAGTGGGAACCTAACAATAGCACTAGGACAGGGTAGTAGTGAGTATGTAAACGAATATGCAGTGAGATTTACAACAGGCACTACAATACCTAGAATCACATTCCCAAGTAGTTTTAAGGTACCTAGAACATTTATTATCCTCCCTAATCACATCTACACCTGCACTATAGTTGATGGCGTGCTAGAATTCGGAGGACAGTCAAGATGAGCTTAATTAGTAGACTTCATCACCAGCTAGAAAGTACACCTAAGGACCAGTATGTGGAAATTAGGACGAGTACTAGCATGGAAGAACTTAGGAGACTCGCAAACCTAGAAAACATACCACTAGAAAGACTTAAGCTGGTGGAGAGGCTGGTTGATGGTGAGTTTGGTTTATTGGATATGGAAGAGAATATATTTTATAAGAACGCAAGAGACCCTGAGAGAGGGTTTTCAACCTATGGCGGGACAATAATGGTTTTTGAAGATCCCGAAGTTAAGAGTTACCTGGTTAAAAATATAGGTGGTGAATCTGGTATTACTAATAATAATTATGGTGTACCTGGTGTAAAAGGTGTAGCAGGAGAAGTAACCTATGAACAAGTACTAGCCTGTAAGAGAGTTGACTTTGCTAGTAACAAAAAGATTAGGAGATTTAATGAACTAGAATATTTTAGGAACTTAGAAACTCTTAGGTTTGATGGATGTAGTGAACTAGAAGAACTTAGCCTACCATATATGTCATTAGGTGGGTATGCAAACTGGATAATATTTTGTAGTAAGCTCAGAAAAATCACGACTAGGTACGGTTTAGATGTAGTAGGTAGTAGTATTCTAAGGGGAAATTCTAAATTATCAGAACTAGATACGAGTAATTGGACAGTTAGCAGTAGTAATACTGAAAGAATGTTTGAAGACTGCAGTTCATTGACCAGATTAGACTTGAGAAATATAGAGCTGGATAATGTAACCATCGCCCTTAATATGTTCTATGGTTGTTCTTCCTTACAGTCCCTAGATACAAGTAAGTGGAACCTAGGAAACCTAAGTAATGGTAATGGTATGTTCTATGGTTGTTCTTCCTTACAGTCCCTAGATACAAGTAAGTGGAATCTAGGAAACTTAAACACAGCGGAGAACATGTTTAGACAGACAAAGATTAATACCCTGGATGTTAGAGATTGGGACTTGAGAAAACTAACTAACACCGTCTGTATGTTTTTTCTGACTCCACTTATTTCACTTGATACTAGTGGATGGGTACTGAACAACTTATCAACGGCGGGGCAGATGTTTGAAAGATGTAATAGTCTAATTTCCCTAGGTGATACGAGCAGGTGGGGACTAGAAAAGTTGACAAATGCTAGTGCTATGTTTAACGGTTGCAGTGCCCTTCAGTCACTTGATACTAGCGGTTGGAGATTAGAAAATGTAACTACTATGAGACAGACATTTGATACCTGTAGAGCTCTCACTACTTTAGGTGATACGAGTAGGTGGAACTTAATTAGGTGTACAGACATGCAGAGTCTTTTTTCTAACTGTAATCAACTAACAAAAGTAGACATTTCCTACTCTAGTACCCCTATGGTTGTAGTATCTAACTTGAATAATACTACGTGGAGTGTAGGTAATCTTGAGTCATTAGTAGGTGACCATACGGAGACAGATAATATTAGTGTATTTAATGGGTATAACAGCACTGATTTTGATATTAGAAATGTAGTAAACTTAAATCTTGCATCTATCCTTGCGACTATCAGAGGTCTAGGTACAAATAGAACTAAGAGAAAGTTTTTCACGCCGCTAGGTTTTGATAAGTCTAGGATACCTCAGGAATATAAGACAATGTTAGAAAATAAAAATTGGGAACTAGCGTAATGATGAAGAAATTAATTACCGGTCTCGCATCTATTCCGGTTGACAAATGGATGCATGCAGTAGTTAGTATGTTAATTGCTGTATTCTTATATAAACTATTTGCACTTACAGGCATGCCACTTATGATGACCTTAATTATCTCATCAGTACTTACGGCAGGTATTGGTATTGTGAAGGAAGTCTGGGATAAAAAAAATAATGGATCACCAGAAGCACGTGACATAGTAGCGGATATTATCGGAGTAGTAGTAGGAATCTTACTAGTACTTTGGATCTTGCTTTAAACTTACTTACTCATATCTAGGAGAAATCTTAGGTATGAGTATTTTTCTTTCCTCCCCTAAGAAGAAAAAAAAGAATAGAAGCCAACTGTTGACCTCTATTCTCTTAATCATCTTACTTACTCAGCTTACCCCTCTTTTCCTGGATAAGTTTTTCAAGATCTTCTGCTGACATGCTCTTAATATCAGCTCTCTTCTTTTCAGCCAGTATATCTTCCAGCTCTTGAATTTCCTTACTTGTCTGGTAGTTCTCCTTTGCTTGCTTACTGTCCTCTACTCTTGTCAAGTAAACATCCTTAAGCACTTCAAAACGTAGCACTGCCTGTTCAATCTCTGGATCTTGTGGCTTTGTCTCTAAGAAACTAAGCTCACCCTGACCACCTGCACCTTGGAGTCTTTCTTTCTCCTTGTATGCGTCCTCTACTGCACTCTGGAGATCTGACATTTTAAGGCTCCAAAGTTCTTCTGTTGTCACTTGTCCAATCTTAGTAGTATATCTAAGATGGAGTTTCATTGCTTTCTTGTACATACTCTTTAAAATTTAATTCGTACTACTCTCTTATGTGATCCACTTAATCTCACAACTACTTCATCACGGACAGTTGCATTAAAGCCAAGTCCACTAAGCTGCCCAGGTACTGACTTACACCTACACTTATGACCCAGTACTTCCATTACTTTTCTATGTTGTAATAGTTCTGGTGTCAAGAATTCATTGTGGAAGGTTCTAATATCCTCTGGTGACATAGCTCCCTCTAGCATAAAGAAGTAGTGTTTATTACCAATACCGTTCTCTTGCCAGTAATTTGGACTAAGACAGAGAAGATTAACCTTGTGGAATTCTAGCGTCTCTAATCCAAATACTGTCACCTGCTTAGTCTCACTGCTTACTAGGTATGGTGTATTTTCAATCTTCTCAAGCTGACCATTCTTAATATAGATGTCTGCTATCTGTACATCTTTCTTTACTTCCTGGCCTACCTCAAAGTTAAATGTTTGATTGTCCACCACTACCTCTGCTTTGACGCCAGTATTCTTACCACCATCGAAGTTATGTATGTAGAGGTGATATAGACCATCCTTAACTGTACTCATGTCAGGGTAGAAGATATTTTCAACTCCTACATCCCTTGGTCGAATCATATCAATATCAATCACACCGCCACAGTCACTTTTCTGTCTCTGTACTTGGTCCATTGCTTTATTGATATTGTGTAAGCCGTAATAGATGTGATCCCTTCCCGGTTCTACTAGGTGTGCATCAAAGTCAACAATACTCCGTCCATCTTCGTTCCAGAGTATTGAAAATCTGAAAGGAGCATCAACAAAACCACCTGCTGACTTCACTGCTTTCTTGATCATGCTTTTTCCTGCCAAGTTTCCGGTGTAAGTCCAAGAGAAGTTATTTTGCCATTTGAATATCCTCTTACTATCTTTGTTTGTTGATGTAATGAGTGATACAAAATTCTCTGCGTGGCGATTCTCAAGATATAATTCTACACCGGTACATCCTGGCAGAATATCTTGCATGAACTTCTCAATTCCTACTTCCTCGACATTATCAAATACTGCCTTCTTATGCTGTGAGTGAGTAGGAGTCAATCCATCAAATACACTTACCACTGACTTAGCCTTTGCAGAATCTGAGTTAATATGTAATATGTTAGGAAGGTCGATATCATCAATCACCGCACACCTACGGTTGAATGAATCTTCGTATCCATTCTCCTTCACAAACTTCTCAGCTTCTTCAATCTGTTTCTTAGTGATAGGTGCACTAGCCTTCATGTAGTTAGCTGGATCTACCTTGTAATTGAATGACTTGCAGGCCTCATTGATTTCCATACCTTGTGATAGGTCTGACATAAGAGTACCAATTGCTGTATTCAAGAACCTAGACTTAATACCAGCCCTACTAGATACTGACCAAGCCTATCTGTCCCTCTTACCTTGCTCTACCTGATTGTATTCTTTCTTACAATCGATCGCAAAATTCAAGGCCCTCATATAAGAATCACCGTTAAGTAGTGATCCTTGTAATGTTAGGTCCTTGATAAGCTCCAGTGTATCCAGGCTAACTTCTTCCATTGCCCTCACTAGTACATCATGATTAGACTTAGCGAGACCAACCAAACTTTCAGTACTATCACCTGTTTTATTGATGAACTCGGATGGTATCTCAACGTAGAAGTGATTGAACGTTACTGTCTGATTCTCTACTATCCCTGAGTCTGGCCACCTCTGTACATCTTCTAGTAGGTAGCGCTTTGTATTGCGCCGAACACCTAGGAGATAAGTTGGTTGATTGTCTGTTGGGTTTGGTTCGTATGGAGTTCTTGGATTTTTCAAGTACGATAATGACTCAACAAACACCCCTCCTACCTCGGCGCCCTTAATAAGCGCAGACATAGCACGAACTGACTTACCATACTCATCCTCAACTTCCTTATCCTGTATGTCCAAGTCAAACAAGGTCATAATGTTGAGGTCAGAGTCAAGTGCAATAATACTACCATACCTTCTAATGAAAGCGTGGCAGTAGTTGCAGTTATGGACACTACTATCAATGTCCCTGAAAGTTGGGTCTGGCTTCATTCCCTCTAAGTAGGTAGTCCAAAGCTGTTCTGGATCTACACTACTCCTAAATAATTTTCCAGTCTTACACATCTTCTCAAACTGGACTCTCATCAGTTCTGTTAATCTTTCCATAAATTTTTGTTATAAAATGAATTCATACTTTCATCACGTCCATAAAGTTTAAAGTACCTGTTGTCCTCTGAATAATTACATGAACAACAAAGTACTGCATTTCTTTTGTTAATCATAATAGATGTTTTACTGTTATTATTAATGTTTTCACACAAGTAAGGAATCAAGGGGAAACAAAAAAAAAGAGAGCCGAGAAATACATCCCAGCTCTCCCACACATTATCAACTATTTATATGAGCTTCTTCTATTTCACACGTAGAATCTCCTCGTCAATAATGTGTATTCTATATTATCATTAATAAGGAATTGAAGGCTTTCTAGATGCAGTTAATACAGAGGCCGGTTGAAAAGAAAAAGAGAAGATTTTTATTTCTTCTCTTTCTTATTGATCCCCTTAATAGATTTATCCATTAGGTAACCAATCAAATAGGCAGAATGTTCTCCACCTAATACTACCTTTCTATCAGATAGTATGTTCTCTGTCACATGAAATAACTCATGCACCAAGACTGACTCTATACTTGCAGTCTTTAAGTTATCAGTCTCAATACCTACTATATAAGCACCAAGACTATTGATCTGCTTTGTTGCGAATCCTCTCAGAATCCTCTTTTTTAACTGCTCAACTACCTTTGATAATTGAACGTCCTTTTTCTTACTGAGCTGTTCTATTATTTCAGCTCTAGTTCCTACCAAGACAACTACCTTTGTATAGTAGATGTCAACGTTAATATTTATCTTCTTCATAATCTCATTTTTCTTGTTAATACTAAAAAATAATTTACCCCAAGAACTTAGATTTTCTTGAGATAACTTTCATTACATTAATAAGGGATCTAGAGGAATATAGAAGGATAAAAAAGTACCTAACCTATCTACCACAGACAAGTTAGGTAGAGTACATTTATAGTAGAAAATCAATATATGCCAGGTGAATACTTAGAGAGCGGGCCATCACAGTCTGCAATAACTAATCTATTACTTTCCCCTATTAGTTTCATAAAGGGCCCGCAGATTGTATCAAAGCCATCCTTAATCTCAACACCGTCAATTGGTAGGTCTGGGAAGTATGCATAAATCGTAGTGTAATCTATTCTTCCTCGTGGTGGTAGTATTTTAACTATTAAACCATCCACTACATTACTTAGACCTACTACAAAATGCATAGCAACCGGACTGATATATAAGTAGCCCGGTGGAATTTCAATGCTTGTGTCTTCGTCGTGGTAAGGAAATTCAAAATTAACCACCTTACTTACCTTACCATCGTACTTATTAATGATGTCAAACACTAATAGGTCTAGCCAATAGATACAGTGCGTAACATTTCCCCATGAGTGCGAATTATACTCAACTGGCGGAATATCTACACCAATTCTTAAAGTACCATCCTGATCTTTGCTGAATACTACTGTCAAGTGATCTATTGATAATTCCAACCTATCAAGACCAATTATTCCACTAATACAAACTGGTCCCATCGTATTATAATATACATACTTAGGGGCCTTTTCTTTTATGTATTCTTTAATTTCTTCAAACTTCATACCTTCCTAGTACTGAACTGCATATTTGACATTCTCCTTAAACTCTTTCCAGGTTGTTGAGTTAGTCATCATGAACGAATAGTATGCGCAGTTCTTAAATTCATCTATCCATTCGTCGAGTGTTAATTCAATGCTAACACTTTCCCAGCCTGAGTCCGATAATACTACCTTACTACCCACTGATTTTTCCCAGTCCTCAACACTCTTAAAACCAGCCCTCTCAGCTCTTACCTTAGGTGTTGTATTTCCCCAATAATATCTACTGAACTGATTTGATTTTATCTTATACTGGTCCATATTCGGTGGCAGTGTAGTTCTGTCAATTGGTGTATACTCTGTCTGACCACTTTTCATCAAGATTTCACCCTCTGCCTCAAGTACCCTAGCAAAATCTCTCCCAATCATTACATAATCAGCACCCAGGGCAAGACATTTAACAGCATGGAGGTATGAATCAACTCCACCATCAGCTATTATCTTAACTGGGCGGAGATTCTTATTCACAGACTTACTCTTCTCAGCCTTTATGTCATTGAGTAAGCTAGCAAGTGGATAATGAAAACCATACTTGCACTTATCTACCAATGAACCGCCAGATATACCAACTCTCATGTAATCAAATCCTGCCTTACTGTAATACTCATAGGTGTTTGGATTTGCTACATTTCCTCCCATAAGTAAGATCTGACCACCATACATTTTCTTAAGTTCATTGCAGAGAGACATAATACCTGCATCATGACCATTACCGGCATCGATACAGACATGGAACTGATTATTACTCTCTCGTCTCGTACTCAAAAAGTTCCTCCTTACCTCAGCAATAGTAAACGCACAAAATACCCAAGCACAATAATTAAGTCTTAGGTCAATATTCTCAGTGCTAGGTATGATCGGCCGTATTCCCGCTGAGTCATAAATCTTGGCACTCTCACTACCTACTATTGATGGCATAGGGGAGGTAAATATTGGAAGTGTATCTGTATTACTTCCCGTTACATCTAATTCATCACTTACCAAGAAATCAATGTCAGCGGATAAGTGGCCGTTATTAATAGCACTTGGTAATAATGTAATGTCTTCTAGCTCATACAAATTTATCATCTTCTTCTTATTTTTGTTATTACTTCTTTCACAACAATAAGGAATTAAGGGGAACGAAATAAAAACGACAGAGAGTTAGCTACTCAAAAATAACTATCCTTTCGACTCTCTATCTCTACCAGTACCGTAGTTCTGCCGGGAATTTGGTGCACCTCCACGGCCTTCCGTAGAACCTCCTGCGTACATAGCTTCCTTTACCGCTACATCGGGTAGCCTAGCGAATTTAGCTTAGTAATTAACATTACTAATAGATCTATAAAACTAGACAAAATTCGATCTAGTATCAAAGTGTATTTCAACCCCAATACCCCTATTACACTATTAAGGATTTGAAGGTATTACAGAAACAAAAAAAAATAAAAACGACAGAGAGTTAATTGTCAAAGCGTTCTCCTAGGTCTTACGATCTGCCTGGCACCAAAACAATTTCCTTTCGACTCTCTATCTCTACCAGTACCGTAGGTTCAACTCGGGTATATGATGCATCCTCTTGGCCTCCCATGGAACCCTCCTGCGTACATAGCTCTCCTTTACCGCTACAGGGGTAGTCTAGCGTCTTTAGCTTAGTACTTATAGTCGTACTAATAGGTCTATAAAACTAGACGAAATTCAACCTAGTATCAAAGCATGTTTTACCTCAATACTCCTATTACAATATTAAGGATTTAAGGGCGTCACAATTACATCAATATTATAAGCGTATCTGAAATACCCCTGCAATATATCCTTACACTCTTCACAAGAGTTCAGAAGATCTAGCTCTGAGAAACTTAAAATATTATTACCAAGCAACTGCACACCACCTGGGACGTTATTACAAATTATATATTTTTCTAATCTATCAATAGCCTCTAATGTAGTGGTGCCGAGGACCTTGGTGATTGAATAATCGATTAAGTCTGAGTAACCTAACTTAATAATCTTATCTGGCTTATTCGCTAATACTATATCTAATTGATTTAAAAACACATCCATTGAGTCTGGATCGCTACCAAATTCAAAGAACCTTAGAATCTTAAATCCCCAAGTACTTTTTATATAATCGTCTCTAGCTTTATCATAGTCGTAGTCATGTAAGTTAGAGTCTATTTCCACAATCAGGTTATACTCTGGAAAAATATAATCCGCTAGGAAATAATTTCTACCTCGTTGTTCTCCATCTGATATTCTATACCTATCACAACAAGATTCCCATTTAGAAATATCCTTTATTACCAACGGTACTTCTTTATAAACCCTATGATCTGAATAAGCCCTTTTCATCATTAGGTCGAAATACTTAGACCACTCACTTGAATTCTCAATCAACGCTTTGTTCCTATTAGCTTTTAAACTAATAGTACACCCTTTTCTGGTTTTATAATAGGTAGGTATCAAGTATCTTCCAATACTAAACAAACACCTACCATCTTTCTTTAAAAAACTTTAATAATTTTTTATTCTTCATACCTATAAGGGTTCTAGGGCAAAATAAAAAAAAAAGAAAGAGAACTAAGTCTCTTTCTTCTCATAGGATCTTTCTATTACTTTATCTAGTAATTGAATTGGGAATGTTTCATAGCGTTCAAACTTAAATGTCAACTCAACTGCTCCATTATCTGCACGCCCTGCTTTATTCATTAGTGCATTTCTAAGTACTAGCACATTCCTGCAGCTACAAATAAAGAAGTCATCTGTGTAATCAACCTTCTTCCAAAATTCATGTGTACTAATCTTCTTGAAACTATGAAAGTACCTTGCCGGCACTTGAAATCTAATACCTCTTAGTTCAGACCCATCACACCGAAAAGTTGCGCAAATTAATGGATCTAGGTCTGGCGTATTTTCTGTCATGTGCTCTAGACTTACAACCGCAGAGATCTCATCACTAACCTTCGGCTTAGCAAATAACCTTATATTACCTATTTTACTAACACAAGGACTATACTCACATTCATAGTAAATCAGATCAATCTCACTAATTTCGTCGACTTGAAACCTTCTATTACCTACTATCAGCTTAAACCTCATAGCTCTACAAAATCTAAGAACAGTATATCACCGCTTACTTCTTCTCTGATCTTCTTATTCCACAGCCTAGCAAATAACCAAGGGAATAGGTCGTCAATAAATCCAACCCATCTTCTCCATCCACTAGTCTCTAATGGTTTCCCCGTGAATATAGACGTGGTGCTACTATACCTATCTATCAGAATTGGTTCATCATTAATTCTATCATCAAGTATTGTTTTCCACGTTTTCTTCTCACGGAACCCAAAGAACTTAACCTGCCTGAATGTATTGATCAGTGTAGTGCAGAATGTAAGAAAATAAAACTTCTTCTCTGTCATTACTGCTAGGGGATCAGGCGTAAACATGAAGGGCGGTGTTTCTAGTATTAATCTCACACTAGTATCGCCTTTCTCATTTAACCAGCCTAATATACCACTCAGCTTTTCAACACTACATCTAAAAGTCATCCACCCATGTCTTACTAGGGGCTTACCATTCTTATCAAACCACAACCTAATATCAAAAACCCTTACACCTAGCCTATATTGCGCCCTAATATCCACGCCTTGACATCTAGCAGTGAAATGAAAGGGCCACAATAAGATAGAACTAGGTCTTAAGTAGGAAAGTGAATTATGACTTCCTAGAATTCTCATCTTCTATCATTCTTTCTAAGGTAGTAACACTTTCCTCATTGAATTGATCTCTTCCAATCTCAGTTACCCCTAAGTTAATTAAGGCCTGGTGAAATCTTGTGTCTGGATACTTTGTTAGGTACATGACGAGCTTATTGATTATCTCAAAATTGCTCACTTGTCTCTTCTTGATCATCTCTTTCAGTCCCATCGTCTTCTAGTATTTTTGTTAAATCATCTCTTAAAAACTTAGCTTGTGTAGTTGATATCATCTCCGTACCAAGCGTCCTACCGTACATAGAGAAGGTAAGTAAGATTCCACACTCCTGCTTCTCTGTACTAACAATTACATCTTCTATTTCGTACATAGTCTAATAATGTCTGGAAATTCTTGAAGTGCCTGTCTAAGTGTACCCTCAAAGAGCCAACTACCTAATAATCTACCCTCCTTATGATCTAAGTAGGTCCTAGTTTCTTGGTACTCTTTCATTAGTTCCTTTCTGATTGCTGGTTTATCCTTAGCATCTCTTAATTTCTTACTAATCAAGTCAAGGTCCTGTTGTAATGCCTCAACTGATTTTCTACAAGGGCAAGGAATACGGAAAGATATAATAGAGTCAAGACCATTATGTACCACTGTCTCTGTATTGTATATCATGATCTTAAGCTTATTCTCTTCCTTCTCTCGCTCCTCTGAATTTCTATAGAGGTTAGATAGTAGGTGAAACTTATAGAGGCTGATCTCAAATTTCCTGAGCCACACCAGTTTCTTTGGCTTACCCTTCCAATATTCAAACTTAATACCCCACCTTACATCATTATTCTTTTTGCAGCTAATATTGCCACAAAAATTTCTCCTTAGTAAGTTAAAATTAAATGTCCTGTACATAATTGTTATTTTGGTTTATAATTGATACTGCATTGGACCTCTACCATACCTAAACTCTTCCGGTAATACTTCCCAATCACCCGGTAATGGTTTTTTATATTGGCTCATTGATAGTCTTAACTTAAACATACGTAGACAGATGCTTTCAATAGATCTACCAGAAATAAATCTTCTCTTAGTTTTTACAAGAAGACCTAAGCCATCATTTCCCTTCATACAAAAACAGAAAGAAAATATCAAATGTCTCTTCTTAGTGCTTATACTAAATTCTCTATACATAAAATACTACTATATCATTCTAGTTAACCTCTCTAGTTCTGAAATAGAGGTTTGTATGTTCATAATTCTTTTCTGTATTTCACTCTTTCTCTTCCATACCTCCTCTCCAGCATCTTTTAAGTTATCAAAGAGGTTGTATCTAGCGTAGAACTTCTTATCGAGGTTACCAGGTATAACAGACATGAACCTAAGTCTTTGATAGTAAGGATTATTATTCACCTTAGTAAAATAGACATTACAAACAGGGGTACCGGATGCACTGAGAATAGGATAGAACTTGTCACACCTGCCTTTATTAGCTATTGGACTTAAAAAGAATAGTCCAACCTTAACCTGTCTAATCTTTGGGCTAAAATTATCATGTACCCCACCCTCTACTAAGTAAAGAGTTTTTCCTTCAAAGTACTCATCATCGTATATATGGTCTATCATAGTACTTTGTTGAGCTTGAATCCATCATATAAGTACAATGTAGTGCCAACCTTATAGTAACACCCTGCACTTAAGTTAATCCTCTTCCCTGTCTTAGCATCTTGATAGGTACAGTAATTTCCCTTGTCAGTCACTAAGATTCTAGTACAAAGTAGTTCCTCAAGTCTTGCCTCCTCTGTACCAAGTTCTAACATCCTATTCCTTACCTTGCTGAGTTTCTCCTTAATGTCGGTAATTCTCTTCTCAACTTCTTCCAATGCACCCTCGATAGTACTGAATAAGTTAAAATCATAGTACCTCCTGAATCTGCCGGGTAAGTTTCCAGGATTGATAGAACAGAGCGGAAAATCAGAAGTACTATATTCACCATTACCTTCTTTGTCTTGGAACCTAATCTTTCCAACCAATCCTCCTTTCTCATCTAGTACTTGAAGCTTGAGTGTACGTTTTACTGCGTCTTCCTCTAATGTATCGCCTATCACCACATTAACATTACGAGGACTAAATTCATCAAACTGGCCACCTTCAACCATGTACCACTTACTTCCTTTTTTAAATTCACTTAATAACCTGTCTTCCCACATTATTTTTATGTTTTTTTGTTCATTTACACATATAAGGTATTGACGCCACTGACCCACGAAAAATAACTAGGTACCAGAGCATTAATTACCCTAGTACCCAGTCTAAATAATTACTTCTTGTGGAATCTAACCTTTATCTTGCTTAGGTCTTTTGACATATTACAACCACCCTCAATAATGAATCTTTGGTATGGGCTGCTTACTAACTTCTGAGCCCCTACTATATCATCTCTGCTAGTATCACACTCAACATCAAGCGGACAGTTCATAATCTTGTCATATAGCTTTAAGATAGACTTTGCACTTCCCTTAAACTCAATTGTATTATCATCAATTGTCTTAAGTTCGTTTGCCTCTTCGTAACTATAACCAACAAGCAAGTCAAAAAGTAATCTAATCTTTGGACCTATCGTTGCACAGAAATCCGTATAGTTCTTATCGTAAAATCTTCTAATCTCAAATACCTTTTCAACTGGTATATAGTTAGTATTAGAATCCGTAATGTTCACCCAGGTTCACTACTCCTGAGCCGAGAGATCTTTACATCCCTCTGCTAACCCTTCCGAGCTAGACCAGACTATATCATCAGTTCTTACACTGCCTACCGTTTCGAATATCAATCGTTTATATTCTACTCTACTCAAAGCAATCAATGCCTCTTTCGATAGTCGTTGAATGAGTTACTAACATAACTCACTGCTGATTATCTCTATCTGTTAGGTTATTACACTCTGGTACTAACAGCTTAACAAGACGTCCCAGCAATTTAGTAGGTTTAATGTGCACCACTCTTACCTAATGCACCACGATAATTGGCTGAAGTGGCTGTTTCCAACCTTCTTCTAATGATTTCCTGATGTTATTATAGAAACCACAAGCCATAATTGAACTTGTACCTCCCTGAATTGGCAAGTTGGTACCTAGTCTTTCTATTCTTGCAATAATATTTCCTCTCTCACGATCTGTTGTTGCCTTTGGTAGGTAATCTGTATACTCAATCAATCTTAGTTTGTCTCCTAAGAAAGTATTGATATATCCATCGTGAGTCATTGGATAAGAACCTTGCTTTGCTACATATTCTCTAAGCTTTGGGAATGAATTGTAAAGACCTTGTATAATATCATCAGCCTCATTCAAGCTACATTCAAGTCGCTCCGCTAATGAATTCTTACCTAGGCCGTACAAGACACCAAGGAAGATAGTCTTAAAACGCTTCCTCCATTTCTTCTTCATCTTATCGCTTAAATTATCCCACTCACTCTCACCTAAGTAGAGCTTCGCAGAATATATGTAGATATCTGATCCTTCCTCAAATTTTGCTATCAACTTAGGGTCACCACTGGCATACCCCGCTGATTTTACCTCTGCCGAACTTATATCAAAATAAGTCAAAATTTGTGAAGAACCTCCATATATTATATTACCATTAGAGTCCCATGCTGGAGGTGGACATAATACATCCTTACAATCTCCATGGCTAATTCTGTTATTCCGTTATTTTTCAATACGGCAAGACTATTTCATTATCCAGTATACTCTAACTGGACAGGCTGCACTTCGAAGCCAAGAATTTCACTTGACCCCTACTCCCCACAACAGGATAGTCGTTACACCTTTCTAAGCATCTTCCATACTTAGACTTGGCACGAGATTAGCATATCATCTTTCAATAACTTAGCCTCCCTCGTTAGCAAGAATTCCTACATTCTCACACCTAGCATTTACTAGTTCACAGCCTTTTCACTTAAGTATTACTACCTAAGGCTACAATTTCTCATAGTGTGGAAAGGACTAGACCACCTCTTACTACTCTTACTCAGCACTTCATATCTTGTAAATACTTTCCAGACAGCACCAGGTTCATTCTCGTCCGCTTCTCTAATTGGTATATGATCTTGACCCTCTATTACCCACTTACCAGTCTTATGAAACATACCATCTGAGCCTACATATGTTGAATCTAGTTTTGAATACTTCTTGAAAATTAAGTAGTTCAATACCATTTTCCGCATGAAGTAAAAATCATCATCCATGTCAGTAGGTTCAAAATGCTCTTCATAACCTGTATATTGTTCATTGAGGGCCGGGAAATATGTTGTCTGCGCTTGAAATCCTCTCAAGTTCGTCCATATCTCCTTAACACCGTCAGTCATATTATCAAGTTTCTTAGTAGCCTGCCAAGATGTAAGCGCAATATTAAATACCTTATCTGGATACTTAAAACTTACGCTCGGATCTTTCTCAACAAATGACCGCCACTGTTCAAAAAATTCATTATACCCAACGTTGATATCAGTAATGCCTCGATCACTGTAAAACTTATCTGTTCCCTCTAGTTGTTGGGTACTTTCTATCATAGCCGCTAAGTAACATGTCTGAGGTCGATATAAGGTAGCCAGTTCAAATGCAATCTGATCATTTTCTATCGGCGATTTACACTTGAAATAATTGTCGCTAACATACCCCGCATATTCTACCAACGGACGCTTCTCACCAAATGCATAGATCACATCCGGTACATTATGAATATCACTTAACTGCTTCTTCACCTTCTCTAATTCTGCATACGCCTTCTTATAGTATAAATATTTCTCCAGCTCTACATGCTTTCTGAATTTCGTTGGGTGTTTCGCGGGGTCTAATTCAAGCGACCTAATACCAACAAGATCACTAAACTTATCGGCAATGAGGGCAACTAATTTTTTCTTTCTCTTAACTGTCTCATCTATTTTTGTCGCCATCTTTACCTCAGACATCGCACCCCTGACAATATCTAAGAAACCATTTGCAAACTTAGGACCATACTTAATCAAAATACCGCCCTCATTAAGACCAGTACTATAAGAATCCATACTGTCTAAGTTCTCAAGTAGCAGGTCCTTTACTATCTCTACCGTATCTCCATTATGAAACTTACTCTGTTCTAGTAGTTTAACCGCCACAGGATGATAACGCTTTAATGATGCCGCCTGTTTTGAATGAGCCTGCATCTTAATATAACACCTAGCCTGAGCACAATATGTAATACTCCAGGCCATTTGCTCATGACAGTACTTCTCATAGCTCTGTCTGAATGGCTCATCAATATAAAGACCACTACCCATTAACCTAGCACCAAGCCTAATGTTGTCTAAGTTAACCTTCCAACAATCCTCTGAATAAGTATCAAACCTAGACATTGCAATAAGGAGAGTATAGAATGAGTCAAGACAACAATAATGACCAAGAATTTCACTAGGCACACACATAAAAGGATAACCCCAATACTCTAACATAAGATTATTGAACTCCCCTATGTAGTCTGGATATCTCTTACTCAGCTCCTTCCACTCAGGCGTATTGTAAAAACTTGACCTATCTACCTTGAATACCTTACGTTGATCCTTCTTAAGCTTCCCTACTATCTCATATAAGCCTGAATCTATGAGCTCACTAATTCTATCAAACTCACTATCCCAAACATTCACGCCTAGGACTCTCTGAGCTGTCCACTTAAGAGAAAATTTCTTAAGGTGAAATCCATCCATTACATTGACAGCACTAGCATCACATAGATTATATAAGTCAACACCAAGTACCCTATGACTTACTTGCCACTCATACTGCATATTGTAAGTCCAGATATGATCCATCCTCTTCTTGAAAAATTCACCCAGTAACTTTAAAAGATTACTATACTCAGGTGAACCCTCTGGATAAGAATGGCGAATATCAGTAAGACTAATAAAACCACCAAATCTCTCCGTACAAATCGCAACACCGCTTAACCAGAACTCCTTATCTAACGGCATACCACTCGCCTCATAGTCCATTCCATAGTGCTGCTCGATAGGAAGACTATCTAAGTACTCAAGAAACCTAAGTGCACCCTGATAATCGTGAATAATCTTGTGCTGGAAACCTGAAAAACTAACAGGCCTCACAAACTCAGGACTCAAGAAATAATCAATGTCCTCTTGGCTTGGATACTCTACTACTACCTTTGAAAATGCGCCTCCCTCCATACTAAGACGGGGTAACATAGCACAATCAGTATAAGTCTCATTTCTTACACCAAAATGATAGTAAGACTTCAAATACTTAAAAGGCTTACCACCAACAATTAATACACCGTCAGATTCACCTAATGACAACTTAGCAAGACGCTCAGCCTCACTCATACCATATAGGCTCTGAAGTGTGTAAACCTCCGAAAAACCTGAGCCATAATAACGCGCATAGGTCGGAGTCTCTTCTTGATCTACTAATACAATTCTTCTGTTCATTAGATCTTAAAAATAAAAAAGTTTATATTATTATACATTCCTGGAGCTTATTTAACAGAGACCCCCAGGCATCTCTATCACACATATAAGGAAACTAAAGGAAAAACTAGCCAAGCTTACAAAATGTAAACCTGACTAGATAATAGATGTCACTTCTTAGATAAAATTTTAAAACTACTAGATCTTTTGTTATTTACTGTAACTAGACCTTTCTTATATTCAAAATAGTCACTTAGATCACTAGCTTTTGCAGCAGCTTTATAACCGATTTCTTTATATATCTCGGCAAGTATTTCTTTAATACCACTCCTAGTATAAGAATTACCTACCTTGAAAGTTTCATATATTTTATCTTTCAGTAAATTCTTATCAAAGCTTAAAATTTTTAATTTGTCATTTAGCACCTCTAATTTATATCCAACAGAGCGACAAACTTCAACTCCTAACCTAACTACATATTCCTTGAATCTTTTATAGGGCACACTATCTAAGATTGCACTAAACTCAGAACGGCCCGATTGTTCACAGAGGTATTTTAATTTATCCTTACGACCTTTTATAATACTGATCTGGCCCAAGAACTCACTGACCACTTTCTTTTCTTCATCTGTAAAGTCTTCTAGTTCTATACCATAATTCTCTTTTACATAACTAAATAGGTCCGTCTCATCTGATTCTAGCATCTCCTGTACCAAATCTCTCGGCCCCTTGTTAAACACTGTCTGGATAAGATTCCAGTTCTTTGTAATTACACCCCTATATTCACCAAAGTACTTGTTGACTGTGGTATGACTCACCTTGGCTGTACCTTTGAGACTCAGTATATCCTCCCTCGTGTTTATCCTGTCTATTAACTCGACAAGTTCATCATCTTTAATAAACATCTCGGATCTACCATCATACTTCTTATTCTTTATGTGTCGATGAATCATTTTCTCACAGGTCATATCAAACTCATCACCTTATAGCTTCTTGTACACTATAAAGGATGCGTTGCAAGTCATATACTCAGACATCCTCCTATCAAAATCACAAGTATATCCAATCTTGAAAATACGAATAGGGTCATTTAAGTCCCTAGTCGCAAGCATTTCAATTATATATATCATAGCTATTATTTTTTATTAATTAATTTAACACCGTGCATTCTTTTTCCATTAATTGTCATCATACAGGAAGAGGACTTAAAATAATTCTCAATATCATTAGCCTTTGCCTTAGCTCTGTAATCAATATCCTTATATACTTCTGATAATGTTGACTTTACAGCTGAATTTGTATAAAACACGTTAAGGTCGAACTTAGATTGTACTGCCTCTTTTAGTTTATCCTTATCAAAGCTCTCTACGTTCAGCTTCTTATCCATATCACCGAACTTGTAACTCATCGCCTTACACTTATCAACACCTAGTGAATCTATGTATTCCTTAAATCTCGTATTAGATAAGTTGTCTAAGATAATATTAAACTCTGGAAGCTCTGATTGTTCACAGAGATACTTAAACTTTTCTCTCCTATCCTTTATTGAATCTATCTTATTCAGTACCTCTTTAACAACCTCGTTATCAATGTCTGCAGTACCTATTTTCTTGATCGCACTGAAAACTGTAAACCTGTTAGCATAATCGGTCTGTTGCATTTCATAAGCCCTCAATTCAGATACCTTGACGAGATTATTAAAGACTGGTACCAACTTGACACCCCCTGCTATGAACACTTTATTAACAGCTACATAGTTCCTTTTATAATGCCCGTACTTAGCATTTTCTTGAAAAACTTCAGATAAATCCTCCTGCTCTTTTGGATCACTCTTATCAAATACACCTAATAACCTCTTTGTCTTCTCTGTTTTCTTTGCTATCTTTTTATTGAATTCTTCCTCTGGCTTCTTATTAGCACCTTTGATAGGCCTAAAGAATAGAGTTGCTTCATTCCTCCAAGGGTTCTCTTTTAATCTTTGACGCCCTAGTATTTGTGGGAGATCAAGCGTAATATCAACCGCCAGGGTATCTATATTCGCGTCACTAACCACAAAAGATCGGGCGTTATCACTATAAAAGTCAGCACCAAGATATACAGTTCTAGTGCAAAAGGTAAACATCTTTCTTGGTTCATTTCTCAATGGAACAGTACCAATATCAAATTTTCTACCTAGCCTCTTATGTATTTTATTCACATTATCAGTAGTATTAGCAACTAGGATATTTACTTGTTCTGGCGTTAATCCGGCTCTCTTAACAATACTAGTGATGTTATTGACTGAGTTGACGTAAAATACCGCCTCCTTTGATATTATCTTTTCTACACTACCATCCTCTTGCTTTACGTACCTATACTCAAACTTTTCATTCAGGTAAGACTTAATAATTGGCTTAACCTCAGTATAGACCGATACTAGATTTTTAACGTACAGAGTCGGCCTACTAACTCTCCCAGGTTCAAGTGCTTCCCAGTCTAGTTCATAGTAAGGGAGGTTCTTAAATTCCTCCAGCATCTCTAAGTATTTTATCATCATTGGAGTAGCGCTGACATAACATACTTTCTGAATTCCCTGCACTGACTTAACAAATTGAAGCTCTGTGTCGGACTTAAACTTACTATCAGTGAAGATACTTTGAAACTCATCAATCACAACCCTATAATCCATGTCATTAAAGTTGTGCTGTATGATATCCTTTACTATTCTGAATGAATCATAAGTGACCAGGATCTTAACTGGCTTATTATTGAATCTGCAGTTAGTTATGTAACCGGTTATCTCCTTTGTTAAGCGCTTGAAAAAATCCTCCTTATCCTTATTCTCTTTCCGTACTTTCTCAGGATCAACCACCTTATACGGATCATACTTAGACTTCTCTTGCTTTGTGAGATCCTTGTCTGTACTTGGGTCACTTTCATAATCATTAACCACTAAGTATGTTGTGTCTGGATGTTGACCATGCTTGTTTTGTAGCAAGATCTTCCTAGGACTACATAAGACAACGTTCTCACTGTTCTTGAGAGGATCAATACAGTACTCCGTAAATCCGCAACCAGGGATTTGTTTATTCAAGATGTGCGGAAAATCGTAAATCTTGAATCCCTCAATTTCTGACACGTACCTACATCCAGCAGGTACGTCAAGTTTAATAACGTTCATATTATTACTTTTTTAATTTAATTATATTCTCTCTTCTAACTTGGGCTTTCACCCCAAGCTAAGCTTCGCACACATGAGACTCCATTCTGTCGTCCCCATTGTGCTCGAAGCTATGTTCTCAATAATAAGTCTTCTATTTCTTCGAAACTACAAAAATGCACATTATAGTATGTAATTACCCATATAATATACATATAATATCTTATATTCCTTTAATTTTTTGTGCAGGATTTTATAAGATTTATTACATTATATATTGCACATTATACTATGTAATTAAGTATATAATTGCTAAGTAATAGATAATATCACATAAAAAATGTTACATGTATATTTACTATTATGTATGTAATTAGGTATATAAAAGCTAAGATATTATAAAATTTTGGTAATGGAACTACCCTCATTCCCTCGATTTTCGCTCCGCTCTAATCTCGGAATTCGGCCAGTCAGAGAAAATCATATAATCTTCTTCAGTCCCTCTAAGGCGAAGCCGCATAGTGAAATGATCAGTGATGCCGAAGGAGTGGAACGACCTGAGGTATCTCTTTTACTGATCATTTTGCTAGTTCTCTCTGTCATGGA